ATCACCAAGCAACAGCACATGAATCTTTTCGGCAGCATGTCGCTCAACAATGTTAAATACTTGAGTGACATAGCTTTCTAGCCTTGCCTTTAAAATTTCCTTATCAAACTTGTTCCATGCAGAGTCAATGCCAGCACCTGTATGTAAGTCAGATAGGCACACAATTAAGTCATGTCCGCTGCCTTCGTACTGTACAATATTCAGGAAATCATTCTTGTCATAGGGCACAACAGCACTTGCAATCATTTCCTTGATGGATTCAGCACGCGCAATATCACGATAAACCTTATTTGTTGCCGCCCGCTCGTCTCGCATCTTGACCTGTTCTATCTTCAGCCGCTGCAACTCGTCTGCCACAGTGCTACCGCACATATGTTCAAGCGCATAGTCGTAGCCGGCCTTCCACGACTTATATTTCTTTCGATAAGCACATTCCCCAAAATTGGAATTTGTAGCTTCGTTCAAAACTACGGCTGCTTGATCCCATGTTAATTTTCGCTCAGAGCACGCATTGCCAATACGCATCATGTACTCGTCAAAGGATTCGTCATCCGTCTTTCTGAATTCATTCTTTTTAATTTCGTCCATTCTATACCTCAGATCTCAAAATTAGAGTTAGTGCGATGAGTGCGATTTAGTTCGCGCAACGCCTCCTCGGCTTCAACATTGCCGGGCAGCTGGGTTAAAACAGACTTGATTTCTTCCGCATACCACTTATGAGTAGTGCGAGTAATGTGCACATTGGGGATAATCTTCCGCAGGTAAGTTGCTTCATTCTTAGTAATTTCAATCATATGTATTAAATCTCCTTTTAAATTTAAAGTAGAAAGAGTTATACCCTTTCATATATTAAGAAAATAAAGTTAATTTCGTGTATCTTCGTCAATTCCGTTTGATTTTCGCTAACCGTGCCTTCTCTTTGTCTGTAGCACACTCTTTGCAATACAGACTGGCATTCGGTCTCTTTGCGATATACTTTTCACCACAAACAGTACAATAGCATTCTTTAGGATCAAACAATTCTCGCGCCACTTTACTGAGGTTAAGTCGGTTGTTCTCAAGTGTTACATTGAACGTGTACGCAATTACGTCATCTTTATCAAGTGCAAAATTCGGATATGTATATAAGCAGCCAATATCGTCTGTTCCAGTTCGATAGAGTAGATGATGCACGTCAGACAGTTCGTACATGCCGCGTACCGTGTTGTATCCATCGTCCCAGTTGGACCCACCGCGATACATGATTTCGGTCTGTTCATCAAAACATTTCCCAAACCGCTTCATTTTAAAATCAGTGTCTAATGCCACCGTGTCACTGCCATACAATCGGCAGAAGAAGATAATTCCAAGCAAGACTCTAAGTTGTGCCCAGTTGATGTGATAGCGGCGACGAGCGTCGGTGATATAATCTAAATCTTTCTGATATAAAACAACTTGATGTACGTCAAGTATTGGTGCGTTATTTTTGCGCCCTCGGCTGAATGTTTGAATCAGATGGCTGCGATCATAACTGACAGACTCGGGGTTTCGCATTCGTTCATAATAAATCGTGGCACATTCAATAGGGGAGAGGCTTGTCCGCTTTAATAAATTACGCAGCATCAGGTTTGATTCGTGATAGTATTTCCAATTGTCAAGAAGCATATTTTCGTTGCAATAAAATGTCGTATAAGCCATTTAACCTCCTTACTCGATTGGTACAATATTGCCATCAATATAACGACAAAGCTGTCCATGTTCGTTATAGTATGGAGCCATATAGCTCGCTCCTGCACCACCACTAATGTAATAATACATAACTTTTGTATCCTTGGCGTACACGATAGAAGTATTCAAAATATGATAAAAATTGTCACTATAATTGTCGGCCCAATTACCATATTGGTCTTCTTTTGTACCGCAGCCAGTCAGCAAACATCCTATCAAACAGATGGAAATCAATATAACAAAAACCCTCTTCATTCTGTTTTGTCCTCCCAGCCCACAGATTCATGAGCGAATTTTTGGATACGTTGAGCTTCGTCCCAGCTAAACATCATCTCGCCGCAATTCGCACATTTCATGGCGGTAACATTTGAGGCTTCGAGTTCCTGTCCACGGCAGTGGAATTTATATGTCAGCCCATTTGTCAGTGTCATAGTTCCGCCGCACTTGGGGCATTCCATCTGCTGCGGGGTTTCTGCGTGCTGTGGTTTCTTTTTTTTGAACAGATTAAACATCGATATTCACCTCTGCTGATTCTGGATAAAATTCTGGATCACCTGAAACATTTTTGCATTGTTGGATTATCTCATTAACCTTTGTTGTATACGCAGTTTTACAATCGGCGCAATAGAATATATTAACGTTCTGAATTTTGATTTCTTGATGAGGTGTATTTTTGTTTTTGACTTTTATATCCTTTATAACAGCAGGATATACTCTTGTTGAATAACAAAATGGACAATAAAACATATTCTTTTCAAGTTCAGCTATATTTATAAAATATTTAAAATCATTCATATCATTTCACCCTCGCCTCATAAATTTTTGGTTCAGCTAAACTATATCGTTGACCAAGGTATTCATACTTGCCATTCGGGTCGTGAACTGGTAACTGCACTGGAACGGGTTTGATATTTTCAACTACGCCAGCACCAGCCATGTGCCACAAGAACTTTTTAAACTTGTTAGGATATTTTTCATAGCACAGCACCACTAGAATGTTAGCCAACTCACGAACATCGGGGCAGACCAGCTTGCACTTGTTACGATACACGTTATAGATTGCTTGCCAGTTGGTTTCATAGGTCTTTGCTTCTTCTTTCGTCATGATGCCTTCAAGCTCTTTACGATAGAGTTTCCAGTTTTTAGCTTTCTTTTCGAGCTCTAACTGGTTCTTGCGGTATTTATTAAAGTCCAGAAAGATGGCTTCGATCTCATTAAATACATCCTGATCATAGCCGATTTCAGAATCGTACATTATGTGCCAATTAAAACTGCCAGCGGGCTCTTTATGCCAACGGACACCACGCTCCCAACGCTCGAGACTCATACAGAGTAAATTCATATTGCTGTGTGCCTTGCTAAGATTATGTAAACGTGCATAGTAGGGGCCTGCATATTTCATGAAATAGGGCGTGCTCTTAGGACCAGTACCATATTTTTGTATATTTCTGGGAATCTTATATCCACAGCCAGTTTTAGCTCTATCGATTTCCTTTCCATTTGCGACTGACAAAAGAGAAACATATTTCAAATATTCTTGTTTTGTCTTTTCAGTCTTAGGAACTTTGTTTTGATAGACAGTGCTTAAATTTGAAATCTCGCCAATTTGACTTTTAAGACCACGAAGAGTACAAGCAAATTTATTGTCAAGGGTATCAGTTTCAGCAAGAGCAGTCTTTTTGTCCTCAAGATCCAACGTAATAGGGATATCTGTATGTACTCCGGGAATCATGGAAGGTTCATCAATAACAAGGACGAGGTCGCCGTCAAAATCGGAACCATTGAGTCGAGGTGCATTAATGTCATAAATCGAAGTGAAACAACAATTTACAAGTCCATGAAAATATTTTTGAGTCAATTCATTATCGACGGCGCTAACAAGCAGGTGCTCTGATCTTGATATATGGGGGTTTCGTTCACAAATGCGGTCTCCAAGTGCAACGCCACGACGATCAAAAGTATAAATCTCACCAGCCTTTAACGCTCCAACAACAGGGAGCCCGCCAGCCCATTCCATTAGAGCAACAAGATCTGGTACCCAAAATTTAAATGTTGCATTCATCCAGAGTTTTCCACATTTAAATCCATCACGAGTTTTATCAAGTAAGGAATGGACATACTCTTTAACGCATGGCTCGTGAATCATTTCTTGATTACGTGCTAATGCAGCAATATAATGATTCAATGGATTAACATCGTCAGCCATTAATCCAAGAAAACAATCAGTGTAAAAAATATCATCACTTGTGACTTTTTCATAAAAATCTACAGACATGTCAGCGAAGTGTTTGAAATCATCGAATTCTAGGTCTATATTTTGCAAAATTTGATAATTGCATTTTGTGGTTAAATTTTCTCGTTCAGCGCTATAATTCCATTTCGCAATAGCAAAGCAGCTTTTTGTTTTACGAAACCATTCCAAATATCTCTCCCAGTCTTTATATGTGCCGTCTTTCTTGAAATATTTATATCCTTTATAAAGGCTGACGGTAAGAATCATAAGTGGTTCACTGCCGGGAGTTACATCATATTCTTGTCCCCAAATATCTTTGATTTTTGTAACGCCACGCTCCGCATAAAATGATTCATAATCAATCTCGTGCATGCATCCTTTGATATATGGTGCGCGAATAATACAACTGTTAATATGTTCGTCAGTATTTATTTTGCGTTCAATCTGGCGCATGATTTCTGGATGACAAATACCTGCACCATCGAAGCAGTTAATAGTGATATCGGCTTTCTTTACAGCGACATCTTTTTGTGTCCAACTTCTTTTGTTGCCAGCTTTATCAATGAATTCTGTTGTTTTATCGTATAGATATTCAACCATTTGGTCTTTAATTGTATTCTCGTAATCATCAACGATACAAATTTTAGGTTCCCATTCCGGTAAGCAAAAAGCAGACGAAAGATTCAAACCACGATAAGCATAATATTTGCTAAGAACAGTTGGCGTTTCAGAAAAATCAAGTCCCATACTAATTCGCCTATCAAGTTCTGGTGCAATATGACGTTCAACAAAGCTGAGCATGCTTTGACGAACCATACTTGCACTGCGTTCACTAAACAAATACGTTTCTCCATTGATTTTAAATCCGTGTTTCACAAGGCGTTCAAGAGCTTTTGGTTTGTTGTATCCACCTGTAGCGTCAACAAAAACAACAAATTTCTGAAACTTATCGTCATTCATAGATATCATACGAATTTGGCGGAACATCATGTTATCTCCCTGTAACACAGTGAAATGAATAAGTTCTTCGTTAGTTAGTTTGAAATTATAATCATGAGTAATAATATAGTTAAGAGGAAATTTTAAAACGCTATATAATGGAGGAGAAAACATCTATATCAATTCTCCTTTACTTTAATTTGTTTTGGAAATCGTCGTCATCGCCAGAGTCATCATCGCTGTCATCCAACTCGCTATTGCACACAACGTAGTAACAATCAATTGCACTGCTAATATAAAATACAAGAAGGGGAGTAATAACCAGCGCCACGAATAACACTTTTCCAATAATCTGATAGGCCAAGTAGAAGATTACCAGTGTCTCAGCAGCGTGCAGTATCCAATTAAACCAGTCTTTGCTATTGATAAAAGCAGATACCGCAATAGTCAAAGGAATATTTGTACTCATCATGCCCTGCTGGCCGTCTTCGTCTTGCAGATCGTCAGACTTCTTAGGATCTTTATCCACTGTTGCATTCCTCCTTACTCTTCATCATCCCACTCGCGGCGTTGCTTGTGGGATTTTTTACTATATTTAGACGCCGGAGCTTCCTGCGCTTTTTCGATCTCCTGCATAAACTGGTTTTCAATCATGCGCTGTTTGCGGGCTGCTCTCATATATGTACTCTTAGAATTCTTATCTCGTTTGCGGTCACTCATCGCCGTAATCCTCCTCACTGTCGTTATCGTATTCTTCCAACCCATATAGCTTATGATATAAATATCGGGTCAAAGAAGGGGACATAGGCGTATAGTCTTCCATCCAGAGCGTATCATACAGTGAAGCATCACCAATAACTTCCTGCCAGTCCGCGTATACTTGAATCGCGTCAATGATATTTTCTACTGTGACACTATAATTACGCACCGCATCAACTACGGCGAATCCAATATTAAAAATATCCTGTTTTGAAAATTCTTCTTCTTTCATAATAGTCCTCCTTATAGAAGCGATTTGCACCGAAGTGGCTTCTTTAGTTTATCTAATTGGTTGTAAATATCTGCGATTTGCTCTTCTATAGTTTTTATTCTATCCCATGCGGATTCTTCTACAGGTTGTTCTTTGGGTATGACAATAGCTGAATTTTTTGCTAAATCGCTCGATATCCAATAACCATAAGGGTTCTCCGGATTTCCAATAAAATCTAAGTCAATAACATCCATTTGGCGTCTCCTTTACAGTAAACTGTGACATACAAATGATTTCTTTTTCTTTATTTCAATACTTACTTCAGGACACCGCTCACGAAAAAAATCATATATTGCTTTATCTGAAATGCAATCAAGTCCAACTAACTGTCCATCCGAAATTAACAATTCATCATCATAAGACCTGATACTGTCTCCGCGAGCGACCGCATCTATCAGAAGTCTTGCTCCTTCTTCTGTCCATTCAATAATCATAAAAGGCTCCTGCAAATAAACGATTTCGAATTTCTAATCATATACACAATTTGATCGTATATTTCTTTATCGGTTCTTCCCCAAAATCCATAGTATTCAAAATCTGGTTTAATTTTGCTTTCATCTATATCAGGTGCAAATGGATAAAGCTTTTTATATTCTCTGACGAAACCTTTAATCATATTGAGTTCATCAATCTCATCTCTCATAATAGGCTCCTACATCTGAGTGGCCGTCTACTGGTTCGAATAATATCTTCCAAGCATTCTGGCACGACAGAAAACCCTTTAAACAAATCAAACGTATTGCGGTATATTAAATCATCTATATTTATCTGTCGCATTTTATTTTCACAGATGTATCGAACATCAGCTTCTCCATACAGCTTAGTGAATAATTTGCAATATTCAAACGACTTGGCCAATCCAAGATCTTCATCAAAGTAGAACATAGTACACTGTGCATTCATTTTACTATAGTCAAACTTTTCACGAAATTCATCCGGCGATTTGCATATTACGATTACTTTGCGGTGTTTTTGTACAGTGTCTAAATTATCATACCAGTTACATACTGCTTGGTAGTTCTCTGGCTTTACGAATAATACTCTCATTGCGGTTTCCTCTGTGGCGCTGCGGCGCTCTTATAACAAGCTGTGGCATACTAGATTCTTTTTATTTCGTTCATGCCATGATGCTTTGATTTTTACGACATGATCTGGGGTCCACATATAGTCAAGCTCGATAGGATGTGCTAAATCCAGATTGCTATCCTTATTAACAAGTCGGTAATAATTCATATCATTAAGCTGATCGAATTCTTTTGCAAGCCGTGTCGCTACATCACTCATGGAATTATATGTATACCCGGGTCCAAACCATATCTGATGAAATATTTTTGAACCATCGTTTGCTCTTAAATACCACGCTCTAAGATCGCGATACGATTTGAATGGCATGACCCACACCATGTTGTTGTCACTTAATGGGACATAGATTCCGTTTTTGGCGTCATAATTTGCAGAAGTCAGCATTGCGACTCTGGCAGTTACAGTGTGATTCATAATAAACTCCTACAGGTAAATGGCTTTTGATACCATGGCGTTGGTTTTGGCTCCCATTGATCAAACAAGCGTTCATAATAGAGCCTTCCGTTTTTCTCATCTAAATGCCATCGCATATCTTGAAAATTCACGTATTCTGCATCAGTATCAGCGAAACATTTTAAAACAGCTAACATTTCATTGTAAGTTCCTTTGTAGTAACCGAAGCGTCCAATTTGTGCGTAACCCATCGCTTCTTTTATAATTTCTTCTCGTGTCATGCTATGGGGTCCTCCAACTGTTGAGTTTATAATAGGCTCTTACAGGTAAACGGTTTTTTGAATTGCAACGCATATTTGCCAACCAATTCAAGATATCGCCTATAAATACTTTCCGCAGCCTTCCCCTCGATTGTCTCCAAATGCGACCCGGACATGATATCAACTTTAATGATCTCCATTGAATTTATCATAAAAGATGACGGAGAATCATAATGTATGTATCTGCGGTCTACATCGACGTGAATTACAATAGAATCTATTTTTTTATTAAGTTCTTCGCTAAGTTGTTCACAGATTTCCTTACTTGCGAGTTCTAGTATTTCTTTCTCATTCTTCTTGTAATTAGTCATTCCAAAAACATCTGTTATCATAGCAAACTCCTACAGGTCAGTTGCACCGTTGGTCTTCCTATGGCTGGATCGTCCGCGTCCTCGATTTCTTGGTGAAACGCAACTTCGGATGGATCATATGTAGCTATAGAGCAGGCGGCGATATTACGACCTCCTATGATATGTTGCATACATAAATCAACATCGTCGATTACAACTTGTTTTGCGTTATATCCAAAGCTGGCGAGTTGGAAATCTAAGGCGTTAAAAACTCGAATAGTCAGTCGTTTTCCCTCAGTATCAACATAGACTTCTCGCGAATCAACTCTGTATCCTCTATATGTCCATTTCCCGCAAGATGATTCGCATAAAAATATTATTGTTTTTGTCACTAGCTCCACATTAAGAGATGTTGGTACAATAATATCACAGTCATTTTCAATTGCGTATTTACATATTTGATAGGTGCGACCACCGCCGCGTGGGGCGAATATTTTATACATACTTTGTAAAGCCTCTATCAATCTTCTGTGAAATCAGAAAATGGAATAAATTCAATATTGTCTGGAAGCTCAATAGTGAGACTTCTTGCGACTGCAATACCATGTTCTGTGTGATAAAATGTCATATACCGAGCGAGTTGCTTCAATGCTTTTGTGTCAAAATCATGTAATTTACATTCGACTGGGATAAGTTCTCCATTACGGTCAATCCATGCGTCGGGTTTGTGCTTCGGATTGTCTCTGTGATCCACAATTTTCCCACATCCAAGCTCTTCTGCTTTCTTTTTAAATAAATCTTGATAATAAAATTCATTATGCATAAGTTCTTTTAATTTTGCACAAAAAACATATTGTCGCATCATTTCAAAACTGTCGGACCATTCGTTCTGTAAATAATCAATTGCTCTATTAAGGTCAAATAAAGACTTTTTATTGTCACACATAGCCATCATTTCAAGAAACCAATATTTATCTAAAATAAGTCCGTCATGATTTTTTATTATCATATTATCTCCATGTAAATTTTTGAACACTGTATACTTTTCATCATTGAAATTTATTTCTTCATATGGAAATTCTAATTTGATAGTTTTTTGGTTGTCAGTCATATTCATTCTCCTACTGCATGCGCAGCACTATGTAATTTGCCAAATGGTGTAATCAAATATCGATGTAGGGCTGTGTCTTCCATCTCTTTTTGTAACTGATGGAACTTAGCCATATTATCAAGATAAGAGGGAAGCACTTTTTCTACGATCTCATAGGTCAAGGCGTATATCTGCAACCATTCTTTCATCGTCATTCCACGATGCACCATAGGACGAATCATCTGCTCAATCTGGTCGCGGATATAATCAATAGAGAAAAAATCAATTTCGTGTAGTATACTCATTCTTTCTATGTAGTTCTTGAATAACTCCACTGTCTGTTCGGCTTCTGCTTCTCGGTAGCGGTCGTACAATTCTTTTGCAAGACTATCAATGGCGTCATAGTTCCATCCGTCAGTAGAAGACCAGTAGTCCGCTACTTTCAGGCCGCTTATTTTTACTTCTATCATCTTGCGCGACTCCTTAATCGAGCAGATCAGCCAGACGGGCAGTCTCAGAACGTTCCGTAATAGGCAAGTAAACCGTTCCAAAGCGTTCATTTCCTGTCAGTTTATCAATCAACTTCTGAATGCCGTTATTTCGTTCGAAAGCTACATCGTCAATCTGTCTCAAGTCACCGTTAATCCACAGTGTGCTGCCCTCGCCAACTCGACCAATCAATAACTGAATATGCTGCTTAGTGAGGTTTTCCGCTTCACTGCAGTAAATTATAGATCGATTGAAGCTGCGTCCACGAATAAAGCCGAGCGGCTGAATCTCTACCCATCCATCAGTGATAGCTCGCTCCAATGCAACCTCGCCGCCAAGACAGTCGGCTAGAATTGCTGCGAATGGATATACCTTTTCAAGCATAGAGCCGGGAAGGAAGCCAATTTCTTTTGTGTCTTTGACCTCGATATTGTTGCGAACCCAAACGATCTTGTCGTATTTGCCCTTTTCGATCAGATCAACAGCGTGATTAACCATCAGGAAGTCCTTACCGCTGCCATATACACCAAGAAGCAGTTTGATTGTAATGTCGTCATTCTGAAGTAGGTCAAAGGCGAGCTTTTGCTGATTGTTGAGTGGTTTGATCTTGCCAGAGTAGGCGGTGTTCAGGTTCTTGTATTTAATAGGTACATAGCGCGAGCCATCCCAGCGAAGCCCAGCCGTGTTGCCATCTGCGTCTGCATTTGGAATCAATACATAACCGTTTGTTGGTGTATCAAACAAGTTCTTTTGCTCGATATCTTTGGAGTAAGCCATCGCCAGCGCTTCCTCGCCACCGTCTTCTAGAGCAACCTCTGTCCAGCCAGCGTAGTCATTGTGAGCACCGCCGTGATCAAGAGATAGTTCACAGGGCAGTTTCATAACCCGTTGCGCAAGATTGAAGCAGCTTAGGTCACTGGTAATAAAACGGAAGGAATCAATCAGCGTGGTAAGTTCGGCGGCTTCATTGGCACTGTCGGCGTCTAACTCTTTTGGAAGGTTGTCCAGTTTGTTCTGCAGCTCATTCAGATACCATCGTGCAGCAGCCATAATCGTTCCGTCGTTGTTGTCTTTGACTGGGACATCATTCAGGATCGAGAGTAGCTGAGGATAGTCAATGGATACTACTGTGTACGCTGCTGGATGTTCGGCGAGCAGACGAGTAACGGTGTGAGCCTTAGCTTTGGTGGCTTCATCCTTCTTGCCACTGGTCTTGATGTCTTCCAGCTCATAGAGAGTGATGTCAGCAATTAGAAACTGCTGCGCAAGCAACGTGTCAGGTGGGATATCTAGTAAGGCAGAGGTGTCATAGAATTTCATAGTGGATCATTGTCCTCCTTGATAAGGATATAGTGGGTGTCGCTTTATGGTTAATATGTTTAAGTACTGTTTGTAAAGGCGAAATTTTGAGCTGCCAGAACATAGCGGGCGAGAAATGCTCTCAGCAGCACAAACATAACTTAAATATATCATACCTATATTATACACCAGATTTTTGTTATTTGCAAGCGAAATTGCATATATTTTCCGGGGCAATACGTTGTTTTTTGGCGATGCTGCGCAGGACGGCTGCTTAATGGATCGTTTAACGGCGTTTATGCGCGAAATGTGCGTTTTTAGTGGCATTTTTAACGATTTTAGGACAAAATTTAACGTTTTTGATCAAAAAATGAGCGAAATTTGAACGATCTGGGAATGTGATTTTGGTCTTTGTGGGGTAGTAGTGGGATGAAATTACGATGATAAGAGCAATTTATAACAATATAATATGATGTAAATTTGAACGATAATACGTTGTTTACCGGGTGATGCTTCGGGACGTTTTTGAGCTTTGCAGCAGTGCACGGTGATACTTGAAAATACTACAGTGTACGATGTGCTGTGTGATTTTGATGGGTGGAAATAGGGGCTGCAGAGCGGTGGTTGACATGTCTGTGGGGATCAAAATTGGGAAGTGAGGTGCTGCACTGATGGATGTAGAAATGTTGTGAACTGCGTGGCGAGCTCGGGAGGTTTGGGACGTGATGGGGAGATAGAACAACTAAGCCCTTCGGGCTTCGCGCGGGCTGACCCCGGATTTTCAACCTGCCCCCCTCTTGCCCTGTCTATCATCCATTTTTTCTAGGATTCATGCGGCTTTTCGGCTAATATGACCTTTTGTTAAAAGGTGGGATTAGGTAGTCCCTGAATACGGAATTTATACCTATTTATATATAGGCGACTTCCATTCTGTTTTTGTGGGCGGTGGATTTTGCCGTTTGTGCGCTTGTTGCAAAAATAAATAGATGGTCTATACTGTAGACACTCCAAGGGGAGCGGGAAACACCGGGAACGGCACCCACACCCCGGGGAGTAGTCGCACCTTGAAAATTGCAAAGTTTGGATTTTCCCATGTGGGCGGTTTATACCGCGCCGGGTATCCGGTCAAGGTTTATGCCTTGCCATTTTCAAAACATGGGTTTCCTATCTGAGCGATTAGTGCGCCCAAACCCCGATGGCCAAACATTACAGGCATAATTCCCAAGAACGTGGGAGAAGTGCGGGGGGCGGAGTACCTTGAAAACTGAACAAAAGGCAGAACCTAAGATAACACCACGGGGACTGTTATGCGTAAGCATAGTTTTGTAGAAAACGCCAAGGCCAGAGCTGGCGATAATAGATACAATACCAAAGATAGCAACGGTTGTTTGATGGCGTAGAACCGCCTAGAGGAGAAAAAAGCTCTTGTACCACCCCTACTATAAGCTAGAATAGCGGGCAAGGGTGCAAGCAAAAGAACACCATTAGTTCCAGATGGTTAAAGTGCGCCAAGACTAACTAACGCACGATGGACAGCACACGGGCTGTATAAGTCCGTGCCATAATGGAACACGGGCAACAGTGCAATGGCCTAGAGAAAAGCACATACCCAAAAGCATATAAGCTACAAGTGTGGCTTTACATAAAAGAGACGGTCATCGGTATGCACTCTCCAAAAGCGTACCGTACCAGAGCGCTAAACAATCCGGTTTGGTGCAAGTTTTTATAAGATGAGAGGTAACTATTATGCTGAAAGTTTATGCTGACTACGATGCCATTGCTAAGGCGGGCAAGCTGAACGAACTGACCATCCCTGAACTGGTAAAGTTCTTGAACGACCAGAAAACCGTTCTGACCGCTGAGCAGTCTCAGAACGTCACCGCTACGCTCAACAAGGCAGTCGAAAATTCCAACAAGGCCGCCTGTGATGCAAAGTGTGCTGAGTTCTGTGCTATGGAACGCGCTGAAATGTGGCGCTCCTACGCTCCTAACCCCTACTACGCCGGCGTGAAGATCACCACTGACCCCAAGAGCAATGCTCTGTCCACCCAGGATGCAAAGATGCTTATCAAGTTCAAGACCCTCGAAAAGTATTACCAGACCATGAACGCTGTTGAAACCAACGACAAGGGAGAGCCTATGCCCAACAAGGCGGTTTCTCTCTGCTCCGATGGCCGTTACGAAAAGCTGATTATGCTGTTCAACGGTATGCTCTCTGAGGAGACTGCAACCGAACTCAACGCGGCCAAGATGGTTCGTAGCACTAAGGTCGAGGAGACTCTCAAAGATATGGGTTTGGACTGCTTTATCGGCACTGTCAATAAGGGCAAGCGCCTTGCGCAGCTCCAGGCTATTTGGAACACTATGCTCCCCGAGGAACTGTCTGCAACTTGCACCGCGCTGTCTTGTGACGTCAAATATCTCAAGATTGCAGCAAACCGCGCAAAACAGGGCTCTGTCAAGGGCATCGGCGACAAGGCCATGATTGACGAGATTGTTGTCACCATCTCTAAGGGTCTGTCTTTTGATGGCAAGGCGCGTTCCTCTAAGTACGACTTTGCAAGCAAGAGCAAGTTCTTTGCCAAGGCTGAGCAGTAACACGCACAATCGGATACCCTTTCGAGGTCGCACCGTTCAAAGCGGCCTCTTTCCAACGCAGTATGCGTAGCGTCTTAGAGTGTGGCGCATTTTGCACACTCAGAAAAGAGGTTTTACTATGGAAAGTTATAACGTCAGACTGATGTGCGGTGCGCAGTTTACAGACGTACCCGACAGTGTCATGTTTCAGATGCTGGAACAGCTCAACGTGCGAGACGTTGCAAGCTATGAGACAGGCGAAGTCCTGTACCAGAGCAAGGCCGCCAAGGCCGAGGATGGCAAGGTCAGTGGTATCACTCGTGCAAGCGTCGCCGTTCGTGGCGTTAAAGAGTACGACGAACCTATCGTTTTGCCCATGGCGAAAGAGTGGCTTATCATCACTCATGCCGACATTCCTACTTGCTCTTACAGAACTGACGATGAACAGTATGCAACGAAGCGTTTCGAAAGAAGTGTTTCTAGCATGTGGTACGATGGCCCGTTCTATGACGAAGTTCGTTTGTATCACAACGGACGTGTCATTCGTGCGGCTGTTCTGGGACACGAAATCGTTCTGTGAAAAGGGACGTTGAACAGATGTACATGATTCAAGAAAAATTCAATTGCTGAAAGGAGCCCCGCCGGGTATGAAACTCCAAATAATACATAGTGTCCTGAGCATGACGTAAAACTGCTTGTGTCCGCACAATGCTATGAAATAATGGACAATACCATTATATGCGGGAATACGTAGGGACAAACCATAGCATTCCACCTAAGTCCTGCACTACCAAAGGGCTGAAAAGGCAAGTGCAAAATATATAAATGGCCCTGATTATATGCAAGTTTATGAGCGTAGCATTGCATGTATGAGAGATAGGTATGGCAACCGAAAATGCCCGCTCACTCCCGCAAATTCAGAACGCCTTGACGTGGCGCGGGGGCTTTAAACTAAGATTCTGAAAAGAAAGAGAGGTAATGCGCTAAATGTTTAAAGACAGAAATGGCATAGTTATCCAGTGCGTCAATCGTAAAGGAATGACGTACAATGGGTGCAAAGTCCCGTATATGGGACTGTACGGCACGCTCAACGGCAATGAATTTGTTGCGGAGCCTCGTCTGAACGTGAAAACCGGAGAGATGCGACTCAAGCATCGTGATTTAAAAACCAAGGCTCGCTGGGACGACATTCCCGACAAAAAAATTGTAACTCTCATTGTCTTAGCTGCAAAAGCCGGATGTGTTCAGCTTTATAAGTGGGATACAAAAATGGTTTCTCCTGACCAAAACAAAGCTAAAAAAGAAGCTGCATTTTGGTGTAAAGAAGCCGCAAATCCTGATACCATTCGCAGGTTTAAGGTAAAAGTTAAGTACCAAAATTCGCCCATGACAACTCACGAATATGGAACAAGAAGCCATATCCTTTATGGCGAATCCATCGACATGAATGGCAAGATCAAAAAAATCGAACAAGTACAAAATTATATGGACGGAACTGGCATGAGTTCTTCTTTTGATAACAGAGATAGAAGGCCATTAAATCCGGTTTTTCCAGTCAAAAGTGGAAAGCGTTAATGAGTTATTTATTGTTACCGTGATTCCATTGACCGTCTGAACCTAATTTTGGACTTGAATCATTCCCCAAATTTGAGTTTAAACAAGTGATTTTATCGGATTGAAGCTGTTTGAGTTCTTTCGGCGTAAATCGAACTTTGATAAATGTTCCATTCTTTTTCGCAATTCCTTGTCGTTTGTTACATAAATGCTTATAACATAATCCATCTTGAAAAACTGGGTTGTTACATTTAGGTCTATAACAAGTTAATTTCGGTTTCATAGTATCACCTCTTAGCTAGATTATAGTTTAAATTTTTAATAAAATCAATTGGTCAACCCCAACGTCATTCGATTAAATTCGGTTGACGTTTTCTTTTTACCTCTTTTCTCTGCTCCAAAAGGAGCGATACTGGGCGATTCACGGTACCAGGGCAGACGAAACCGTGGCCAATGCGAAAGCATCATACACACACACGAAAGGACAAAAAAATGAAAATTATTAACTGCACACCCCACGCTATTTCTTTCGTCGCCGACAACGGTGATGTCATTCGCACAATTCCTGCAAGCGGAATCCTGCCTCGTGTGGCTACCTCTTACACGGTAGCGGCCACTGTTGACGGTATCCCTGATGAAATCACTGTGTATGGTGATGTCGAAGGACTTCCAGCAGAAGAGCCCGAAACAATTCTGGTCGTGTCTGCCCTCGTGGCAAATGCGTGCAAGAACCGCAAGGATCTTCGCATTCCCGGGCGACAAGTTCGTGATGAAGCTGGCCATGTTATTGGATGCAAGAGCCTGAGCCGTCCTTGCTAAAAAGAGGTGTAAGCCATGGCAATCATTGCAATCGAATCCGCCCTCGATGTCGCAATTATGTTTGGCGACAAAGAACTAGCGGAAATCTACACCGAAGCCTTAGAAGAGGCGGGCGTCCACTACGAAAGCCATGCCAAGTGTTGGGCATGACGAAAGAAGCGAAAATATTATTATAGCCTTAACTATGATTGTAGTGTGGGCTGTGGTATAATAAGGGAAGAAAACCCTTAAAGAAAGGAGAAGAAACATCATGGATGCAAGAATGATTAGTTTTTGGGGTTGCGAAACTAACCCATGCGCAAACCCTGATACGGCAAATAACGGAGGGGGATACTCTCAACCGTCCGGTGGAATCCTTGTTGCTCTCGAAAACGGTGAATATCTTATCGTCACCGTGGATGATATGTCTTGCGGCGATTTTGGCAGCAGAATCGGTTGGACTATCGACAGTTCAGACAGTCGCAGATGGGGCGGCTGTTATGGCACCATGAACGATGCTATGGTGGATAACGAATGGACGGAAGAGTCTCTGGATTCCGTGTCTGGTGTGTACGGGATTGATGCCCGTGCAATGTTGTCGGATGCAATTTTGGCTGTGCATATTGCCGCATAACGATAACGGAATGTTTCCGTCAAGAAGAGTCTTGTAAGTTAATTCTTGCAAGGCTCTTTCTTATTTGAAAGGAGCATTATTATGGATTACTTTAGCAGTCAGACCATTTTCTTTTGTGGTATCGTTGTTGGTATTGGATTTGCCGTATCGATTCAGCTCGCAATCAAAGAGCTGTTCCACCAGCGGCGTCCCCACTAACAGCGTCTCACCAGTGCACACAGAAAGGAAGCGTATCATCATGAAAGCAATTCGGAAATCCCTCCAAGGCGTAGCAGTCGTTATCGCAAGTATTTTTGCAGCGGCTACCGTATTTGCAATCCCTGTTAATGCAGCAGAACCCTCAACCTACATCCAGTCTGGCACGATCTGGAGTGAAAGCGCCGGCGAGTACCAAGTACTCGATGATGCTGGCGAGTTGTGGGGCTTTACCGCTGGCGTTTATGACTATGTCGTTGGACAATACGTCGAGATGACTATGTCAGACGCGGGGACCCCAGATAACATCTACGACGACACTCTCATTGCCGTGTCTTCTGTATGGCGCGACTATGAAAGCGACATCGTTGGCCCCTTTGGCTACTACGTCGTTGATGGATGGATTGCAACCGATAACACAAGCTGCCTCAGCTGCTGGGTGAGGGATTCTTACGGATCTTTATGGTTCTGGAATGCCTATTGCCCCAAGCAGAAGGGCGAGCACGTTGTTCTCATTATGAACAGCAATGGCACACCCGATCAATTCTCAGATGATTCTATCGAGGACATCTTGTGGAGCGAAGACGAGGTAGACTGAAATGGATTCTATGAAATTTGATATGCTATCTATTGCGGCCGCTCTGTATGAAGGCGGCTGGCGTTCCACTATTGATGACTACGAACGACTTGTAAGAGACTATCGCATGTCCCAGAAAGAAGAGAGGTAATCTATTATGAATCAATTGAAAGTACTTCAGTATGCACAGGCAGCCGCTATGGACAAGTGGTGGCTTTATGATGGGCTTGCCGACAAGTTCACTGGCGAAAAGGCTGGCGAGATGGCACGTGAAATGGCGAACAAAGTCATGAATGACGTCAAAGAAATCGGCGTCATGATTGATGCAGAAGAAAAGCGTCTCCGTGCCGAGGCTGAAAAACAGCGCAAGCAGGAGCAGGCCACAAGAGCGCCGCAGGCACAGCAGGAGAAAGCGCCGCAGCAGCAGGAGCGTCCCACTGCCGGACGTATCGTGGATGATGGCACGAAATGGACTGTTGCTATCCGATATAAGGATGGGAGCGAAACCGTTTCCCGATTCTCTCATGAGGACATCGCCCGCAAGGCATACGAAACAATCCGGATGTTGGATAGGGGGATTGCCAAATCGAATCTTTCCCGTATGACCTTGACCCACAAGAACAGCGTCGTGAAAGCATACGAAAGAGATTGACATGATGGAAAGGAGCACAACCGTATGATCGTCAGTGAAATCTACGAAACCATGGCGGGCGACCTTTATGGCGTGGTTCTGAATGAGGATATCAAAATCATTCGGGTTGTCAAAATCAATGACCGCGAACTTACCCCTGACTTTTTCCGGCGAGCAAGAATGGGATTCCTTACTGAGCATTCGTATGATCGGTTGCCCAAGGAAAAGATGTGGCGGTGTATTGAATCAAACTGCCGTCTGGTAGCAACCATTACAAACTGCCACGGATTTATCGTTCATGCAGACCACGATATGACCCGCAGCAGCCGTAAGATGTTCGGTAAGAGAGCTCGAATGAATTACGATCGCAGATACAACGGAGGCGATTATGGTGGAACAATTCACAGTCAAGCCAACTACTGCCGCAAAGCAAACCAGTTCGCCTAAAGCAATCGCAGTGTGTCCTATCTCGAATTTCGGCGGTTATGAAATCTATGAATGTGACGATGAGCGCGTTCATGTAGGTATCAACAACGGCGATACAATCGAGGACTATGGGACACGCCAAGTCAAATATACGTCAAGCGGGCGTACGTACTTCAATCTGGGCGGGCAGCGTCACTATCTTGATGATTTCATCAGAGTTTAAGGAGAATAGAAAATGCTTGAATGGCAAGAGCTTTGTAGCCACGCCATCTGGGTCACAGTTGGAATCTTTGTTGTTCCATATACTGGGCTTCAGATTTGTCGGGGGTTTTATTACCTAGATGAGTTCCCGCGATTCAATCGAGTCTGTCGGGGGTTGTATCGTGCAGTGAAAAATCTAGTGGATGGCATCGTAGCCGTCTATCAGGATTGTCCGTGTGAATTCGTTCTGTATACCACAGCGGCGATTGTAATCATTGCTGTTGCGATAAATAAAGCGGCGGCACTCATTTAAGAGTACGCCACTACTACACACATCAAAAGAGAGAGGTAAGAAAAATGTTGTTTTATCGTACTAAGCGTGAGGCCAACAACAAACCCATGTATCGCGGCAAGGGCAAGCGCAAGGATGAGGAAATTTGGAGTATCTACATCGCAGACGAACTGTTCACCGAGGCCGAAGTCAAGCGGTTGAATCTGAATCTGGCTTACCTCGAACAGGTTGAAATCTCCCGGCGGCAGACACACCATCAGGGCTGTTATCGTGTGGCGAATTTTGACGCCAACATTACGGCTGTGAAACCGGTAAAGCAGGCTCCGGTCAAGATTCTTCCTAAGCAGGCCGAGATTGAAGTTGTCAAGCGTCTGAATGACCGGCGCGTATATAAGAAGCATAAGTGCCTTTGCCCCGACAATCGGCCGACGACCAAATTCGTTCGATACCGTGTTGCAAATGATGCGGCGGTGGCAAACAAGTAAGAATTTCCAGCAATTTCCTACATACATAATGCGAGTCCAGATGATATTATAAACGAAGTTTTCGCAGAGGGAACTCCGGTAGTGTGAAAACGCACCGCCGGGGTTTAATGCGGCTACTGGTTCTGCAGAACTGGTACTGGTCCCAAGCCCAGAAATGCAATCGCAAGTGGGGCACATAGCGTCACGATCGAAGCGGTAGCACAAACAGAAGGGCGCTCCACTGATCCTAATGAAATTGACACTGATTTGATGTGATGGCCACACAAATATAATCAGAAGACTAAAGTAGATTAGGCAGTTCCACATTAAGTGAGCGAAACTAAACGAAAGGAGGGTTTATAGCTTGAATTGTAAAATCAGTTACCGCTCGCTAGGAGTGGTCTTTGGTGCAAGGGTCGCGTCTTACTCCAATGAGAAAATTTTCATGGGATGGCGATACAAACTGTTTTGACGTTTAACTGAAATTTCCAAATTAAATAGAATTGACGTTGCAAGTGCTCGTTGCATCCGAGCATAAGTTCGCATCATACATACGAGTTTAGCGGTAGTCGCAAATAGGCGTAATCGACCTATAAGGTTCGCTATAATGCGGGGCTGGGTGATTCCCGAACGGACAAGTTAAACGTATGTTAAGGATAAGAAACCGGGCGACTGGTGGTACCGGGGCAGACGTAACCACATCCACTACTTGCGTAGCAAACACACAAAAAATGAAAGGATACACAATTATGGACATCACAAAACTGATTGAATCTCTTCCGTTAGAAATCAAAGACTACGTCATCGACTGGCAGGATATCCAGATGGGTGAGCAGCATGGAATGTGCGTGATGCTTGACTGTATCTTGTCGCCGGGTCAGAAAGCGCTCCTACAAGGCAACAGGCATATCATGGGATTGGAATGTGTTGCTCAGTACGCCCCTGAAATCAAGCATTCTTACTTCTACATGGTATGAGCGCTGCTATGTATAATCCGCAAAGAACGCAGCGGGTAAAAAGGAGGAAGTTGTAACAATGATGGTGTATATTTTTGATAATTCTTATTCCAGGCGAGCCGAAGGTCAGCCGTGGGTGATGTTTAATCATTACAATGGGGATGTTTATGGCAGTCGTGAGCGTGCTATGAAAAAGTTGGCCGAAATGGCAAAATCGGTGAGTGCAGACCCAGAGTGTTATGACGTTGAATTTGATGGCAATCTTCGTTATCGTTGAAAAAACTGGAGCGGTGATGAGTTCGAACGCTATATTCAGATCGAATCAAGAGAAGTGAAGTGAGGGCCTGCAGCATGGATGATTATGCAGACGCTAGCTATCAGCTCCAGCATTACAAGATTACATTTCATGGGGAACTTGAAGGTAATTGGCTGAACTTTAAAACATATCACCGTGCATTCGCCAGCTACGATTGTGCACGAAAGTGGGCGGCTAATGTGTTATATCGAAATCGCAAATATCGCGGCGTTAAGATTGAAATGGAATGAAAGTGGCGTAACAACTATGAATACCTCTGTATATATCGTTGAGAGTTCTTATTACAAGCATGACGATAAATTCTCTTGTAATGAATACACTCACAGCATTATGTCCGTACACAAGAATTTTGAGGACGCGCTTGATGTTCTTCGCGCTATTCATAAGAAAGCAACTCAGACTCCCGACGCTTTTGATATTAGGCTTGATGAAAAAGTATATAGACCATATGTGATTTATCGTTGGTTGAACGAAGAAAACAAACAATACGATCGTCTTGTACAAATCATCACTCGTGACCTGACTTGAAAGGAGGCGCACGCCGTGATTATCAATATGACGGAACTTCCCATTATGAGCTGGTCGCCGGAACAGCTCGAAGCAGCTCGTAAGCTCTGTACGGATGGTATCATTCGTGGCTATGAGATGCCCACAATTCTTCCGAGTGATTCGTCTCTTCGGGTTCGTTTTATCGCATGGAATACCGCCGATGAAGTCAAAGCGTTAGATCCCGAAGCAATTATCATTCAGGGCGAACCTGTTTTCGTAGCCGCATTCATTGAGCGGTACGGTAGAAGAACAAAATGTTACTCGCCCTGCTATAAGGACGATAAGTTCGTGCAGTTCAGGAGGTTTTAACGCTGTAGCGTGTAAGGAGTCCCTAATGAAACCATTAAGAGATAATCCTATCGAAGAAGGAATAGATGCTTTCTTTGAAGAAAAACAAAGACTCGAAGAAGAAAAGCAAGAACTTGAAAATGAAATTCGAGAATACGAAGAGAAATATTTGGACCAATATTATGATCGGTTAGAGGAGGAAGAACGGGAATTCAACTTGGAGTTTGATCGGGAATTATGGGAGGATGAAGTATTATGAGCACAGTAGATACATCGTCGCGTTGGAAGCTCGGTAAGGATATGATTTCCAGCGATACGATTCTTGATTCTGTTACGTTCGATGACTTGATTCTGGCTCTGAAATGCAACTGTGAGCACATCACGCCGGACGCAGTCATTGTTCAGGCAACAGAAATCATCAATCAGCGGCTGGAAGATGTCAAATATCTGATCGAAAACAACATTGACGAGATCATTGCGCTGGCATCGGATGAACCGCTTGAAGATGCTGGCCACGATGATATCACACTCGAAGAGTAGGAGTAAGATATGTTTGTCTTGACTGAAATTGTGGCCAATAATGTTTCTGCATACGTTGGCAATATCCATGTATCAAACAATGTGGAAGAGCTTCAGAAAATTATGAATGCCGATTTTGACCACGATTTGAAAGAAGCAAATGATCTTTGGATGGATTGCGGATCTAATCTCAATGATAAGCCGCTGTCTATTTGTCACACATATTCTGCAAGAATCAAAACGTTAAAAGAATTCAAAAGCTGGTCGATTATGAAAGTGCCAGGGGAGGCGGCGCAGCCGTGAGAAACTTATCTAAACAGAACCGCAAAAAGATCTTTGATCTGATCAAACGTGATTGTACATTTGTTGGTTCTTACGATTTGGAACATTCTGAAGAAACTGTTTTGACCTATCTCCCGAAACCCGGCACACAGATTCACAAAGATGTTGAGGAAGTTCGTGTCGTAAAAAATCGTAAGACCGGGAACTGGGTTGAATCCGTTGTTGACATTCGGTGGAAGCACGGCATGACTTTGGTGGAAGCCGAAATGATCGAGCGAAAATATCAATGCAAGTCTAACAAGTAAGGAGGGACGCAGTTGTGACACTCGAACAGGCATGCGGCATCGTTTGCAATACTGTTGATAAGCGAACGGGCAGAGAACTCGATCATCGTGAAATTTATGCTCGTTATATCGACTATCTGGGTGGTCTGGATAAGGTCAAACAGTACATTCCTATTTCACTGAAAGAGCTGCGGCGAGCCTACAAGAAGGACAAGCTGTTCAATAATACTGGTCTGGGTTTGTGGCAGAATGCAGCTGGTTATACTGCTGGCGACCCGGTATGTTTCTTTGGCGGGATTTGGATGCTGTATAAACAAAACGATATCGATGTGGCGAGTTGTGCACAGGGCGTCTGCATCCTGAAAGAAGCGGCGAGAATGTTGATTGAAAGGGGTGAAGTATAATGAAATCAATCGAAGTTACATATGACGTCGCTAAGTGGAATAGCGAAACAGGTCGCTGGGAAGACGGCGAGGCGGGTGCTCGACTGGACTTCCTCGATGACTATATCGTTGGTGAACTTCAAGCAACCCTGAGTGCAAAAGCAAAACAGAGGTACAAGCCAACTAGCTGGCATACGCTTCTCGATTTCCTGTCAAAGTTGGAAGAGCTTCGTGGGCGGAGTTTTTCGCCGGGCTCAATCAAAACGATCGAAGTGATTTCTGAGGGAGCGCCGACTCTCTATTGTGGGAGGTGACAACTGATGAAAGTATCAATCGAAGAGAAGCGTGCCGAAGCCATCAAACGAATGAAAGCGTTTGGATTCTTTCATGAAGCAATTGAACTGTTCGAGGCAGACGGTACACCTCTGTCCAGTGAGCCGCCTTGGGGTGCATTTTACGCTCTGAACGATCAACAGAAAGCAGCCGTCCACGAATTTGAAGAAGAGTACGGCGGACTTGTTTACAGTGTGATCCGGTCATTCCATCAGGAGCTCGGCGTCATTGACAATCTGCTTTATGTCAGCGACGAGAAAGATGAATGGCCGTGGGATTGGGGCGACATTGAAAATATGTGCCCTTGTATCTATGCTGTCAATTACAATACGCCAGAATTTTCCGAGTTTGGCTCAATCGGCGTGAAAATGGGTGTTGGAGCAGGGCTGATTCGCATTAGTTAAACTTCTTTAAGTGTTACTTAATTCACCCCATACAGTTGTAAAGTCTTCAAAAAGCTACGCAGATTCACTTGACTGTAACATCATACTGTTGTATAATAGAAGCTGAAGAGCTATATATTTTGATCAGTTTGGTCGAATTGGTCAATATGCAACGAAATGTATATTTATTCAATCATTCAATTCACAATTCAAAAAAATCAGAAACGAAATAGCGAATGGGTTTGGGCGAAGTCCAATCGCGAAGCGCCTTTGATTTGAAGCCGTGGCGAGCGATGAGCGAGTGGCGGCGAAAAAAATTTAGAAAAAGAATAGGATGTTTGATGTAGTGATGATGATGTGATAGTGATGGTTGTGTAATAAGAGGATTATAGGAGTTAAAAGGATTGTTAAGGGAAAAAGAACCATCAGGGAGAACGGAGAGAAGGAAGCGAAAGCGAAGAAGCAGCGGAGAAGAAAGCAGGGGAGGAGAAAACCTTTATGACCGATATGACCAATTTTGAGCCCGGCCGATATGAATTCACCCTCGATAAGTTCGTCGGGCTTGTCCAACAGTACGATCAGTTCTCGATTCGGAGCGGTGATGATTCGTCGTTCGTTCTGATTCGGGTTCCGACCAAGTGGGTCAAGCTTGAGCAGGGCGCGGCTGGTGAGGACTTTATCACTTGTCGTAACAAGCGTAAGCGAGATGGTCATCTGTTCGAGATCAACGGCGACAAGGTGATTTTCGAGATCAAAAGCGCCATTGGCGGCTTGGAGGGGTATCTTAAGTCGGATCTCGGTGAAGCTGTGTTCTACGTTTCGATGTGGACAGATAGCGGCGACACAGACAAATAATAACGAAAGAAGGATTGATAACGTGGAAGAAATTGTAATGAAGGCGATTCCTGAGCACGGCGGAGTGTCGATGACTCGAGCCGAGCAGGAAACCATTATCACAATCGGGGCGCTGGACAAGATTGCCGAGGTGTGTTCTAACGATCCAATCTATTGGCGCAAGCTCGATGCCATGTGCGAAAAGTCTCCTGATGACTATAAGCTGACGAAGATTCATCGCACCAAGGACGGTTTGATTCTGTGCAAGTGGTACACGGTGCCTCGCAAACTGCTTGGCTTCAGATCCTCACGTGTCTATACGGAAGAGCAGCGGGCACAGATCGCAGAACGATTCAAACAGTATCGAGAAGCGAAGGCCGAGCTTTGACAGCTTCCAGAATCAATTCTTAGCCTGAAACGTCCTTATACGATAAGGGTTTTCAGACATATAGTGGTTCGGTAATGAAACTACCATACTAGCACCAAATATGTGTCTACAACCCTTATTGTATAAGGGGAAATGGCATAATATGAAACGAGGTGATATCGTGAAGGCATTCGATAACACATCTTAGGCGAATACACTCGTGATAAGTACGGCAAGACAGTTATCGTAAAACATCGAGATGAATACGTATTTCAGTTACGGCTGCCGGTTGACCGACAGTTACGCAAAGGTAGGATGAGGTATCCCGGGGCGGAGGGGCCTGCCTTCAGCCTCCGAACGAGTCGACGGACGTCAGACCCAGAACCACTGAACGCCGAGCAAGGCGATTTGGTTGCAAAACGCCCGAAACTCAACGAAGTAGCTCATCAAAGTTCGACAGAAGCTCATCAATTGAACTCAATCAACGCGAGTTGAACGGGTACTGATCAACTTCGGGGCCTTTTTAAGATCAACCCTGAGGGCTTAAAAGAGCAACAACATCATTTAGATCTCGATGAATAATAATGCATAAATATGCAGAAAGGATGAATAATATACAATGATTTATGCATAGCCAATTAAGGCGCTGCCTAACGCTTATTATAAATAAGGTAGTCGACAAAAATGGCACAAAAATATATTTAAGTTCTGTTTATAATGACAATTGACGACGCAGAGAAAATGTGTTATCATCATTTCACAAACAGGACTTAAATATACATAAGGGAGGAAAAACAAGTGAATGAGAACGAAAACGTAGCGATGCAGCTGGCGACCACAAGGAAGTTCGGCGAGCTTGAGATTCAGGTCTACGAGAATCCGGCGGTCGGTCACAGCAGGGCGCAGGATGATTTCTGGATGACTCGGGAGCAGATTGGTACGGCGCTGGAATATAAAGACCCCGTAGTTTCAATTACCATGATTCACAAGCGTAACAAGGCTCGTCTTGATCAACTGAGCTCGGCTAACAAAATGTTAGTCGAGGTCGGGAATCATACGCAGATGCGTGAAGTTGTGTGTTACAATCTGCGTGGTGTCATGGAGATCTGCCGCTACAGCACCCAGCCCAAAGCGAACGCTTTCATTGATTTCTGCTGGGATGTGATGGTCGCTCTGATGCAGGGCGAAACCGTATCTCTGAACAGAGGGCAGGTAAGTGACGCGGAATCACGGCGACAGGCACGCTTTGAAATCATGACGCAAGGCATCGAGGAACTTCGCCAGTCTCAGAACCAGCTTTGTTCTCAGATGGCCGAGATGGAAGAAAAGCGCCGGCAGGACAGGGAAGCTCTTGAGAATTTGATTCATTTCACAAAAGCAGACCTTGAGAAGGCAGAACGCATTGTGAGCAAGAGCGACATCATTATCTCCACAATTGAACAGATTAAGAAGCAGCTGGCAATGACTATTCAGCAACCAGCTCATCAGAATGGTTCTTATACTCCGCGTAAGACTTACATTCAGCCAGCAGAAACTTCGTGGAAACATGACGTTAAGGAGATGGTGAGAAAAATCTCCCACATTGAGGGTGTGCCCCAAAAAGACATCTTTAACGGCATGTACAAAACCTTCGAGAAAGAGTTCGGATGGTCGGTATACGAAGAACGAAAGCTCTACGCGAAGAAAAAGGATATTTCGGATGTTTATTCGATCCCGCTCATTGATATTGTGGAGATGGCCAACGACAACATTCGGTCAAGTTTCTATTGCCGACTCAAGGATCGCTACGAGAACGATCTTTTTGATCCCGAGGAAGCAAAGAGGCAGCCGCATTTGAGCAAGCGAAATCCGCCGATGATCCCTGCCAGCATGATTCCTACACGGCATAAGGTTGAAGATCTTCCGATGGTTTTGTCTCCTGAAAATCCGGGCTGCAATGATATCAAGGTTGTAGCAGAGGTTCAGGCAGTTGAAGTTGAAGCTCCAGCGGGTGAAACGCCGGTGGCTGAAGCTCCGGTGGTCAAAGAACCGAAAAAGAAATATTACTACAAGCCGAGTATCACACTTCCGATCGTTGAACCCATTGCAAAAAAGCTGGGTGATAAGACGATTGGGTATTGGGTTACCTATGCAAAGATCTATGACACGATTGGCGTTGTCAAGATGGATCGTATGCGCAAGGCGTATGTACGTTCTCATAATAAGCCGCCCAAGGCTACTCCTGATATTTTCCAACATTCTGATAAGAATATGAAAGTGTTTAAGGAAGCCGCAAAGATTGTGGCGGCAGCTATCTAAGCTATCTACTTTCCTCCATTGTCCTTGGGACTGACAGCCGGGAAAGACCGGCATATATCGAGCATTAGCCCAGTTTGGAAGGGCGCTTGCTTTGGGAGCAAGAAGTCGAGGGTTCAAATCCCTCATGCTCGACCATGGTGCAGGATCTTTTCCTTTCTACCTGTGCCTATTGTGTGTATAAAAACGGTTTCCATTAGACGAAACCGCGTGGCTGAAAATGCCGAGCAGGTACGATAACCCTGCTTTATATGGAGCCGATGGTCGTACAACAGTTCGATTCTGTTGGGTTCCAGCTAGGTTCGATGTGGCAGCGTAGTGTAGTGCGCGGTTGCTGGGGTGGCGCAATTCCACCGTGGATGCAATGCATTCATAACGCTTTGACCGAAATTGTGCGAACAGACTGCGACGGGGTAGCTCCTCGTGGAGTGAGGGTCTGGTGACAACATGAGTAGGCGAATGGATGACCTGCGAAAGTGGTCTAGTCAGTTGGTGCCCAAGCTGGCGGAGAGTGAATTTAAAAGGGCAGTCTTTGAGGATGGACACCAAAGAACAGGTTTGATCCACTTTGGTTGTATCCACTAATGCTGTAAGTTGCATTTCGCAAAGTTCGTAAGTCGAATGCAATGCACTCAGCTGGTTACATGGTTAAATCCTCCTCTCTGGGATAGTAGCTCAGTTGGTCAGAGCTGGCGGCTCATAACCGCTTGGTCGCGGGTTCAAATCCTGCCTGTCCCACCATTTTTAGTAACATTTTGAAAGAAGGTATGAATCATGGCAAATCTGAATATCAAAGAAATCGTTGAATGGATGATTGAAGAAGCGAAAGATAAGGCTTCCGATAGCATCGCAGTCATTGATGAAGGAGAAATCGTTAAAAAGTTCGGAGTGGAGTCTGGATGGCTTCAGAGCCATGGTCCAGAAATCTATCACGAGTGCGATCGGCACTCAGAAGTTTTGGACTCTTTGATTTACACTGGAAACGATAGAGATTATTGGTCTATTCAGATTACCATTAACAAGGGGTAAATTAAAATGGATGAGAATGCAGCTAAAAATACCGAAAGATATCAATCCTATAAACTTCAATGGATGTTGGATCATGGACACACATTAGAGGAAATTTTTAGAGAACTCTACATGATTCAAAAGGAATACTTGGAAGACGGAGAGTCATGCCCAAGCATTTGGACGTTGTTGGATCGATGGGAAAAGGATATTGGGTTTGGTGGAGAATGTTGGGCTTGCTTTGATGAATGGCTGGAGAATGAAGGTAGAGAGGTAAATCAAAATGGCTGACAACTATCTCAGTATCATTACAAACTTCGGCTGCCACTATAGCTGCCCTGAGTGTATTGTCCGCAATAACAAGCTCAAGATGACACCGACAGACGAGTATTCTTCTTATATGCAGTTAGAGCATGTTCTGAAGAACGAATGTAATGACTGTAATTGGGTATCTGTGTCTGGCGGCGGTGATCCACTTTATCACTGGTGGGAACATCAGGCGTGGTGGACAGGATTCTTTTCGGTGTGTAAAGAACTTGGTCGCAAGATTGAGTTGCATACGAGCTATTATGATTTTGATCATGATGATGGAATTTTAATGTTTCCATTCGAACAGTTTGATAGAGTTGTGTATCATTTGCATTGTGCAGAGGAGCTTTACAAGATTTGTCGCCGGGGTAAAGAAATCGTTCGAGTGGTATTCGTTGTGGACGATTCTATGGACGAATACGAAGTTAGCAGGATTTCAGCTATTGTTCAAGAAAGCGACGATATCGACGAGCTTACATTCCGGCAACACGTGGATGCAAACTATAAGCCGACCTATCATTTGCACGACCTCCTGCTGGCGGGGCATAAAAAGGCTTGGTGGTATGTGACCCAGTGTGATTACAACACCTACTATCATAACGGTAAACTGTACACCAAGTACACTGATATCTTTGAGAAGGAGTGATTCAGATGTACATTGTCGTAAGCGATTATACCAACGAAAAAGTTGACATCTACAAATCAGTAAGTTTCGATAAAGCATTTCAGTCGAGAAGTGATGCGATTGATTTTGCTGCCCGTAGCTATCAGAGCTTCTTTGACAATATGCCAAGCGATGAAGCTGCACGGTATGAAAACGCAACGCGAATTAACACTGATTCTTATGCGGATTTCTGTGGGTGTGCTTTGTGTCCGTATCCCGAGTATGCTATCGGAGCTGCGGTTGATAATGGTGAAGATAATCACATGTACTACATGGTATTTAAGGTAGAGGAGTGATTTCATGAAGCGATACCTTGTAAGCGTTTGGATACGACAGTCTTATTCCATTTGTGGCAAAAAGCTGAGACCGGATTCTAAGGTAGTAAGTTATGAAAAAACATAAAGATTTATTGCTGGCAGCCTGCGCATCGGCTGTTTCGTTTTTGAGTCTCGATGATGTTTTTGAGAAACTTCTACGGCACATCTCGCTTGTTCAAATGGCAACAGGAAGTATAAGTTCTCTTTACGGACGTGTCAGTGAGTTGGCTCTTTCGGTGTCTGTAGCTCTGTCGCTTGCGATTGGAGCTGTAGTATATATTCTATTCAAAAATTAAAAGGAGGAACGAATGAAGAAGTTCAAAAAGATTTTCGTGGTTTCGTGTGCAATCGTAATGGCGCTGACATTTACGGGGTGTACCAAGAAAGAGGTGTATACAATCGAACCTCATGAAACTGCATTTCTGATTTCACTCTCTGAGGGCGGCGGAAAACAGGCGTCCTTTGAGAGTGAGGCAATGCTCGCTGAGGCAAAGGTGGCAGCTAAGCAGGTGTACATTACTTACTCGAAGAGACATCTGTCGCCGACTGACATCATTGGTACTTGGGTTCCGGATAATATGTTGGTCGTCGTCAATAGAACTCCTGTTACTCGTGAATGGTCCGAGGGCAAGGATAGTGGTACCAGCACTGTCAACCAGTCCATCTCCGCCGAAAGCAAGGAGTCTATTGGCTTCTCCGTCGGTATGAACTGTTCTGCTCAGATCTACACTGAAAACGATGCAGTCAAGTTCCTGTATTCCTACAACAACAAGCAGCTCTCCGAGATTATGGATACTGAAATCCGTGCTCGTGTTGAAGCTGACTTTGTTGAAAAGTGCGCCAAATACACCATGAATGAGATCCTTGAGAAGAAGGCCGAGATCATGGAGTATGTCCGCAAGGATGTGACTGAGTATTTTGCAGAGCGCGGTATCACGATTACTGTCCTTGGTATGAAGGATGGCATTGAGTACGACGATGCATCTGTTCAGGCTGCTATTAACAAGTCCTTTGTGGCCGAGCGCAATGACGAGGCGCAGGAGATTGAGAATCAGACCAAGATTTCCAAGGCGAACGCAGAAGCCGAGGCGAATAAAATCATCTCTGAGTCTCTGAGTGACCGGCTGATTCAGCAGCAGATGTATGAAAAGTGGGATGGTAAGCTTCCTACTTATGTCGGCGGCGATGCCAGCATTCCTGTACTGAATGATATGAAGTAACCTGTGCAAGCAGTGGCGGCTCGGAAAGACGAGCAAATATGCAGCTATGGCGTAATAGGCAGGCGCGGCAGACTCAAAATCTGCTGGTGAAAATCCGTGTCGGTTCAAATCCGACTAGCTGCACCATGGGGCGTTTGTGGTATTGCGCTCCACGTCATATCTCCTTTATAATCGTGCCCCTTAGTGGTTCGCGAGAATCACCGTGACTGAACAAGTCGTAGCAGGTACGCAATCCTGCTCTTGATAAGTCGGTATGGTGGAATAGGCGAGACACGTCTGCTTTAGGGACAGATGCTTAAGTGCATGTGAGTTCAAATCTCACTACCGACACCAATCTCGTATGGGTAGGATCTTTAGCGGTCAGATCCGGCCGCGCCTGTGCGAGATACCACCCCCCCTGTGGGGAATGTTAAATTTTTCCATGTACGTTATTCTCGGCTCGCTCGAAAGAGTGCAGCGTGCCTTTGTAAGCCGAGTATTTTATGTGGCTGTAGCTCAGATGGTAGAGCAGCAAGCTAACTGCGCGCCGTTGGTTCAAGTCCAACCAGTCACTCCGATGCCCGCTTATAGGGTCTCATTCCTCCTATTCGGGCTTTACCTCTTTTCTTCCTTGTTATTCCCGGCTCCATGGCACATGCTGTGGCAATAAGGCGTAGTAAGCCGGGTTTTTATGCAGCGGTCGTATAACGGTTAGTACATCGTCCTTCCAAGTCGATGGCGTGGGTTCGACTCCCATTCGCTGCTCCATTGTGTGCGACGGTTTGAGACTCCTACATAGAAATCCAGCCGGGTAAGTCCGTCCACAACCGGTGTAGGTAGACATCTTTACTCATTAGGTCTCTAACTAAATGAGGAATAGAAAATCAGTTGTTCCAGCTAGATCGGGGATTGGCCGTTCATTGGCAAACGACAGGCATCACACCGGTAAATGATGCTGAGCCAAATAGGAAGGGGAATAAGGTGCAAGCCGAGTAGCTGTCGGACGAATACTCTTCAGGTAGCCAGTAAACTGGAACGTAAAACGAATGTTGGCTGTTTCTGATTTTCTTTTATATGCTACCGTGGTGGAATGGCAGACGCCGGAGACTTAAAATCTCCTGTCGGTAACGACGTGCCCGTTCAAGTCGGGTCGGTAGCACCATTGTTCGAATATTAACACACAATGAAAGGATACAAAATGGTTTATCTTTATAAAGGAGATTTGACAAGAGCAAAAGAAATGAATCAAAAATGCCGAGAGGCGGGTGTGATTGCTCTGGACTGCGAAGGCAATGATTCCGATATGTATGGATGGCCTGATACTTTTTATCTGTATTTCCCCACAGAGGAGTCTATCAAGCTGTTCAATGATCTTTCTGATTTCGACCTTTTCATCGACCGAATTGGCTTGCACATTGTTCATAACGATCATGGTGTGTTTTGTATTCCGGTTGACTATTACGCAGCTCAGTTTAAGACTTTTATGCAAAACAAAAATCGAGGAAAAACGAAACAACTTATGAGGGTTGAGAATTTCAAAGAAGAGGAGAGCGCAGCTGTATGAATTCTATTATCAGTCCGTGGGTGTTCTACTGGATCGGAGTATTAGACACATTTAAAGGAGTGACTCTTATCATTGCAGTTATCACGGTTATTGGTGTGATTGTAATGGGACTTTGGATGGGGTTGGATATTTCTTTTGATAATGGCGTAGATAGCAATATGGCAAAACTGTGGATCAAACTGGCAATCGTAAGTTTTGTGGCTTCTATGATTTGTGCTGTACTCCCATCTGAATCTACCTGTTATAAGATGCTCGCCGCCAATATGTTCACAGAAAAGAATGTAACTGCTGCAACTGAATATGTTACTGACGTAATCGACTATGCAGTCGACAAAGTAAAAGAACTCAATCCCACAGCTGAAAATGAAAGGAGCTAAACATTATGATCACCATGTCACATGAGGAGGTTCTCGAGACGATTCCGTTTATGTTTGTTTGCGAAACTCGGGAAGGCGCTCGTTGGAACAGTGGCACTCGCCGTAGGCTCTGGAACGAACAGTTTACCAAACAGGAACAAGCAGCGTGTGCAAGGTTGTTTAAGATGGCGCATGAGTGGGCGCTTATTCACGGTGTCCCTGATGTTGTTCGGATGGATCAGTCTACATATTGGTTGTGGATCAAGCTTGGCGAGTTTTGTGAAATGCTTTGATTATGAGGTGATGACGTGAAGGTTTATGTTCTTTATGACTGTGTCGAAAATCCAGACGAGTGGGCGTTTGCTGGTGTTGAGCACATTTATGCGAATCATGCAGACGCGGTAGATCGGATGCAGGATTTGTTCTTAGAGTGCTTGAACGAACACGACATAAATGATGCAGAAAGTATGCGAGATAGCTACATTGACGATTGGGGAGCGCGTGTTGCAGACGTTCCGGCTGGTTATCGTCACACATGGACAATTACAGAGGAGACAGTTGTATGAAATATGATTTTCGCGTTGGACAAATGGTGCGAATTGGGAATGAAATTCGTTCGGAAGACTCAAATTATCATAAAAGAGGCTATATTGTTGCCTTCGGGAACGGCGGATGCCCAATTGTTGATATGATTGACCCATTCAATACTGGTGCCACCAAGGTGGATTGGTGTCCTCCTAGATTTTGGGAGCCATGTCAAGCAAAACTTACTTGCAAATCACTTCTGTGATTTTATTTTTTGGGTTTGCAAACATGACTTAAATACACAAAGGAGCGAAAAATGATTATCAAGTATGTTGACGGCCACTATGAAATCGTATCGGCGGATAGTGGCCAGTTTATTCAGTCAGCCGATACATGGGACGAAGCTCTGGACGATATGAAGGAGCTGTTACAAACCGTATAAGGTACAACGAGTGATTGCTCGTTTACATATCAATCTTTAATTACAAAGGAGAAAACATTATGAAGGCAATCGTTAAGTTCAACAATCTGTTCGTCACTTCCGCATACGATGTCGCTACCCTGAAGAAGGTCGAGAAGTTCCGTCCCGAGGCTTTGAAGCTGTATGAGGGCGAGGGCAAGGAGAAGAAGCTTGTGAGCGCCATTGCTGTTGCTTCTAAGGATGATATCAGCAAGTTCGGCGTGGCTTTTGCTCAGGATGCAGTCACTGGCGATAAGGTTGCCGTTTTGAGCCGTCCTGTTCCTGCTGGTATGAAGTCTGAGGCAGAGATCAAGGAGTGGGTTCGCGACATGATTGGTCTGACCATTGTTCGCGGCACCAAGATCGAGGAGCAGATCGCGGCCGCTATGGAGTCCATCAACGCTGATGAGGCTGCCATGAATGCTGCAATCACTATCGATGGTGAGGACGCAGACGCCGAGTAAGAGCGCCGCCGAGGTTCCACGCCGGATGTTCCTGCGCAATACGTCCGGCATTTTAACGAGTAAACGATATTTTTCAAATTAAAAAGGAGTACATACTATGATTAAGATTTGGGTTACTACTAATGACGACAAGATCGAGGACGTTGTTGCTACCAGCATGACCCCGAAGGACGTGTTCGCAAAGCATGGTGTGAACTATGCAAATGGCCAGAGCACTCTGGATGGCTGCATTCTGACGGTGGCACAGCTGAACACTCCGCTGTCTGAGCTGGGCGTTGGCGATGAGGTGTATCTGGCTTCTATCTCCAAGCACGACAATGCGACTGGTATGAACTAATCGCACTAATTCGAAAATAAACCGCTGAATTCGTTATTGGTTACAACGATATTCTAAACACTGCAGCCGCTGGCAGACCGGTTAAAGTCTGCCTTATATGTGTCCAGTATCTGGGCTTTGAAATTAAATAGGAGGAAATACATATGGCTTTCACAGCTTATTCCAGCAAGATCGGTTCGAGAGATTGCGACGAAGCATATCCGTTGATTTTGAATTGTGACAATAGCGATCTCAATGATAATGTGATGTTGTCCGTACTGCGCGTACTGATCAATGATGACCGTATCAAGCATTCTATTTCGGGAGGACATCGCATTCAGTCAATTATTGATTGCCAACAGTTCTATATGGGCGACGACGAAAAGTTCACTAAGGACATGTTCGTTCATGAAGATAACGCTTTCAATCAGATGAAATTTGGCATCATGTTTCAGACGATCGACGATAAGAAAGCAGACGCCATTATTTCTGAGTTCAAGAAGTACAATGCGGATTACGAAGCTGCCGGTTGGAAGATCATGGATGTCGCAGCTAAGTACATCGATAAGAATGGCAACGTCTATGTATATCAGAATGAAAAGAAGCAGGGTGTTGTCGTTGTTTGTGCTAAGAAGAATCTGATTCAGGCCATGCACATGGCGGCGAGTTGTTTGCCAAACCTGATGCCGTGGTTTTTCGCTGATCAGCCGCTGACTGATGATGAGAAGGCGATGCTGCGTACTCTTTATGATCAGGACAACGAAGCTTTCGGCAAATACATGGAGAAGGCATACGAGACCGGCGATTTCTATGGTAAGAAGTTGCGTGGCGCTCTGAAGGGATTTTGCAAGAAGGATTATGCCAACGAAATTACCCGGCAGGAACGATATATTCGTGAAATCCAAGATGAAATCGAAAGAAAATATAACGATATCCGTGAGAGAAATAAAAATCTTGAAGAAGCTCAATTTAAACTCACTATGATCATGGACCGTGCTTGCTGCACTGAGGATGACGAAGCTGCAATTGTTAATTTCCTGAAGCGCTGCAAGACGCTGGTTTATCTTGACTCCAATAGTGATCGAATCTCTATTGGTTATGTTGGCACGCTGAACGATTGTGATGAGGGCGAGTTCCGCACTTGTGTTGAGAAAAAGGCAAATAGTCGAAGCTACATTTTTCAGCGTTCGCCGTATGACACGGAACTTACGAAAGATTTCTTTGTGTCAATTTGGAAGACCCATCGGTTCGCTATTCGCACCTACTGTGAATGGCGACTGTATTCCAGCTGCAAGGTTGAAGCAATTCGTGGTTCTGATATGCAAGGTCGCTCTGATTTGATGAAGGATCGTATTCGTCAGCCCCATATCGATCGGCATGCGTGCTATAGCGGTTATCGAGAGATGCTCAATGCGCTTAGTGTAAAACACGATTACATTGGCGTCCTGACTACGATTATTGGTTCAAGCGCATCTATCAACTGGAAGGATGGCACCGTTGTAAGCGACCTCATGTACGATTTGTTTGACGAATCCTATATCAAAACTCGTAAGTGTATCGAGGATAACGCGGGTAATCTGTACACGGTGGCAGAAGTATTTGATATTCTCAAGAACGAAAAGGACGCAGCAGCAACAGCAGAAGCAGTAAAGAAGGAGGTCGCTAAAGATGAAGCCCATTAATATCACGGAGCAGGTTGTAGCAGATATGGCACGTGAATTTGTTCAGGAGCTGTATAAGACCGGTAGGGTTAAGACGGATTCTTTCTCATACAAGAAGAATTTTGCGTCTGTTAAAAAGGATGCTGTCGAGGTGAATTTCACCTATGAAGCGTATTCTCAGATGTTTGCGTTGATTGATCACTTCGATTGTGAGGTTGCATGGCGCGGCATTGTGAATCGTATCGATAAGACGCATTTTCAGATTACCAAGATTCTGCTGTATCCTCAGACCGTGACTGGCACTACCGTAGACACCGATCAGGAAGAATTTTCAAAGTGGTTTCAGGCGCTGCCCGTTGAAACGATTCGCAACCTGAGATTTCAGGGACACAGCCATGTCGATTTCGGTGTAACGCCGAGCAGTCGCGATATGGAGGATCAGTGGCGATTCATTGATGGACTCAAACCGACGAGTTATCAGATTTTTATGATCTGGAACAAGAAGCGGCAGTACAATGTTCGCGTCATTGATCTGGCCGACAATGTCATCTATGAGGGAGCCGATGTCAAGGTTACTGTTGGAGATTTTGACTCGACTCGATTTCTCGAGGATGCAGACAAAACGGTTCGAAAGCGCCCTGTATATGTCGCAAGCACAGTCGCAAATTACGGAGCTTATGGAGCAGGCACCTATTATGGTAAAGCAGTTACGCCGCAAAAAACGTACCCGCAAACAGTTGCCGCGCAAACGCCAGTGCCGCAAATCAAGACGGTAACTGGCGCAGCGGCTCCGAAAGTCAAAGAAACGTCTGAGAGTCGGTATCCACTGGTCAATTATTACAAGGAAAATCCAGAAGATCTTGATACATGCTGGAATTCCAGCTGTTTTCCGTATGACAATTAAAGAAAGGACTACAAAATGAATCTGAGTAAGCTTGAAATGGTGTTCAACCCCGATGATATCAGCGGTCAGATCCACATTATTGGTTGTGGTTCTGTTGGCTCTACCGTGGCGGAACTTCTCGCACGGTATGGTCTGAAGAATTTCACGCTGTGGGATATGGACGAGGTTGAAAGCAAGAATATCGTCAACCAGATGTTCTTCGCCAACAATATTGAAGCTCCAAAAGTCGAGGCGGTTCGCGATATTATCTGCGCCATCAATCCTGATGCCAAAGATGATATCGTTTTGAAGCCGAATGGTTGGCAGGGTGAGATGATTCGCGGTTATGTATTCCTCGCGGTCGACAATATCGAAATTCGCAAGCAATTCATGGAGGCGAACAAGTACAATCCGAATATCAAGGGTGTGTTTGATGTCCGCACCGGGTTCCATGATGCACAGTGCTGGGCAGCAGATTGGAGTAAGGAAAAAGACCGAGAGAATTTATGGAACTCTATGAATTTCTCTCATGAAGATGCACAGGCTGGCACTCCGGTTTCTGCATGTGGCATCGTTCAAGGTCTCGCCCCGACTGTTCGTTTCGTGTGTTGTTTGGCGGTTACGAACTTTATCAATTTCGCGACTAATATCGCACCTTTGAAGAAAATGATCGTTGCAAATCCGTACACTTTTAACGTTACGGCTGCATAAAGAATAAATAAAAAAAATCGTGATGAATTACTGTTGAAATATACAGTCCTGCCGGATGACCGACAGGTTCGTAAAGGTAAGATCATATACATCCCACCGGGAAACCGAGGCGTGTGATCGCATGCGATGTACGTCGGCTCCGCAGGTATGCTGATTCGCTGATCGAAATAATCAACGTAGACACGTGCCGGCAATGAGCTCAAAACGCAAACTCGCAGGAAGACGTCCCGTCGAAGGCACCTCCCTGAGCATACAAACCACCATTTAGATCACGATTTAGAAGAGGTAAACATATGTACGTTACTTATTGGAATCCGCCGAGAACAAGGCAGATTACGTTTGATGAAATCCTTAGTGGAGTCGTTGACGTGAACCAGTTGAAATATGCTGGCGATGAAACTTCTACTCGGACTGTACAGCGCGAAGGTTTGAACGATCGTTTGGTGGCTATCACAAATGTCACTAGTATGATCACACAGCTCACGGAATTCAATCAGAAATACGCTCGTCTTGAAGCAGTACGTGACCTGTCGACGTATTACTATCACTTTGAAATCCCTAAGAAGACTGGTGGACTTCGCCCAATTGATGCACCGACCAATGAACTGAGCGATGCGTTGGTTGAGTTGCGGACGCTGTTAAAAAGTTTCATGATTGCTGATTATCACACGGCAGCACACGCATATATCAATGGGCGCGGCACTCTGAGTGCAATTAAAAAGCATCAGGCGGGACACAGATATACAGTAAAAGATCGTGAGACTGGGAAAGAAAAGATCGTCACCTATGAAAACAACTGGGCTGTCAAGTTTGACTTTCATGGATTCTTCCCGAGCTCCACTCCTGAGTTTATCTACGGTATGTTCAGAAAGATTTATCCGTTTTCTCTCATTATGAAGGATCGAAATGGATACAACCAGCTGACTAAAGCGATGCGTCTGTGCTTCTTGAACGGCGGTCTTCCGCAGGGAACACCAATCAGTCCGTGGATCACGAACGTTATGATGATCCCGTTTGATTATATGTTAAACAAGAAGCTTTCTTACAAATATACCATGAAAGACGGCATTTCTCGCACTTTTACATACACCAGATATGCAGACGATATCACCATCAGCTGCTATTTGAGTTTTGACCCGATGGAAATGCAGGATATTATCAAAGAGACGTTGGATGCAATCAATGCTCCGTTTACTTTGAATGAAGAAAAAACGCATTATGGTAATCGGCATTCGAGCGAAAACTGGATGCTCGGTCTGATGTGGAACGCCAATAACGATATCACAGTCGGATGGCGCAATTTTAAGGACTTCAAGAAGATGGCATCTAATTACATCGTCTGCAAGAAAGAAGGAAAAACGTGGGATCTTGAAGACCTGCAGCAGTTTAATGGCAGGTTGAATTACTACCGTATGGTAGAAAAAGAAGCGGTCGACACAGTGATCTCTCGGTACAACGAAAAATATCGTGTTGATATGATGGCAATGCTCAAAGCTGACTTAAAACCAAAAGAAGGAGTTGTTTTCTAATGATTGAAATGATGTGTAGAGATGGCGGCACTCCAGTTGAATTGCTCGATCAAGCGGCAAGTGTCGTAGAGGAATCCATCGGGTGTCCAGTTGACCTGTTGGATATCGACGACCACAGAGCAATGGTCTATTGGGGGCCGTCTGATGTTGCAAGCGCAATCAAGGAGCTTGGCATCAAAGAAATCGATGCAGAGGATATGAGCTTATGTGCAGATCTCTTGTGCGATTTTGAAGTGAATATTCATCAGGCAATGCTTGAGGCCGGACACGACGCTCTACAGAGCTGTTTGGAATGTCTTGTTGATGAACTGCGAAAACAGGACAAAGAATCCAAGTAATTATATATTGTAATCTCTTTTGAATATCGGGCGTTTTACGTCGCGAGCTGCCGGATGACCGACAGTTATGAAGAATACCATAGCACGCTCATACGGGCTCCATGGGCTGCCTGGGGTTGGCAGCCACGCCCTCCTGAGCTATTGATCAAATTAGTTCGCAAGGGCGGAGTCTCCGTTCTGCAGCCTAATCCCAGCAGAGCTGGAGATCGCGGCTGCAATCACTGCGACTCATTGGCCATCAGAACATTTACTCGACAATGCTTCCGGGATCAAAGATCCCTCCAAATTATCTCGCAAATGTTCTTCTAGCCAAACTGTTACTCACAATTTAGAAAAGAGATTGATTATGGATTACAAATATAAAATTGGACAAAAAGTACGAATTCGGAAAGACTTGACAGCCGGCGCAGAATATCCAATGCAAAGCGGAAGTCGTTGCGGTTGGGACCCGGGAGTAGCTGAGGATATGGAAAAATACCGAGGGCAGATTATGACAATTGATTATATTAAAGGCTATTATACCCTCTGCGAAGATAATAGATCGTGGTCGTGGAGCGACACAATGTTCGAAACACAAAAGCGGCTTACATGTAAAAGTCTTTTGTAAAGGAGTGAATTTTAATGGCAGAAACCGCAAAGAAAGTGGCACAAAAAACCATTCTTTTCCCAGTTGAAGATCGGCCTGCAAAACTCGTCGTTACAGAGGACGATATTGAACGAATTATTCAGCAGGCCGTTAAAAGTGCCACTGCAACGAAAAAAGCACGGAAACCTCGTCGGACGGATAGTCTTTATCTCAAGGATGGGCGCAGAAAGCCAACCCCGGCAGATCCCATCAAGTCAAAGGAAGATTTCAAGAAGATTGTTGATTACCTTGGGTCTAACGGACCTGAAGAAATCGCGCTTAGAAATAAAACGATGTTCATTCTCGGTTGTTCAATTGGTGTTCGATGCGGCGATTTGTTGAAGCTTAAAACGGCTGATGTTTATTATGAGAACGCTCATGTAAAAGATCATGTTGAACTGATCGAGCAGAAGACCGGCAAGCGAAACGTGTGTAAGATTTCTCATATGGCAAAAGAAGCTTTAAGAGAATATTATCAGGCAATTGGTTTTCGAATTGACCGTGACACGCTTCTTTTTCAGAGCAAGAAAGGTGGACAGCTTAACGTTAGATCGGTGAGCAACCTTTTGAAGAAAGCTGGTAAGGCGTGTGGTTTAAATATTGAGTTATCTACTCATAGTATGCGTAAAACTTATGCCATGGCAGCATTACAAAGCGCTGAGGGTACAGTTGATGGAGCGAACATCTTGAATATTCTCCAAACAAAATTTAATCACAGCGACCAGCGTATTACGATGAGATATATCAAAATGGATCAAGAAAAACTTGATGAAGTCTCTGAAAATGTTTCTGACTGGTTTGAAGGAGAATGAACTATGAACTATAAGTTTAAACCCGGAGATAAAGTAACAGTTAGAAAAGATTTATCAGATCGTAAAATATACAAGATGTTGTCAGGAGAAACTCCATATGATGACATTATTGCTATTCATTCTATGGAAAATCTTCGAGGGAAACAAGTAACAATCGAGAGTTATGATTGTTGTGGGAATGTAATGTGTTACAGGGTAAAAGAAAGCTCCAGATATTGGACAGATGAAATGTTCGAAGAATCTAAAAAACCGTTTACATGTAAAAGTTTATTATGAAAAGAGGTAAGAGAACGTGTCGAAAAGCAAGTACAAATATAAGAATGAAGAAGCAGTTCGCGTCAGGGAAGATCTTCAATCTGGAACAGTTTATTACATGAGATCCGGTCCAGAACCGGATACCAATGGTGTGGAGACATCATGGAGTGGACGTGGGCAAGTAGGTTATCGTGGACAAATTGTACATATTTCTCACAAGGCAAACGGTCGATACAAAATTCTTGAAGACGGAAAAACATATTATTACACAGATGAAATGTTTGATCGTCCAAAGAACTTAATTTGCAAAAGTTTGTTGTGAGGGTTTGAAATGGAATACAAGTATAAACCCGGCGACAAAGTTAGAGTCCGCCCAGATCTTCATGAGTCCGGAAGTTACAAAATGGTAAGTGGAACAAGACGAGGATTTAGCCCCGGAGTTAATAGTGCTATGTGTAGTTACGCTGGTAAGATTGCAACGGTTTCACATTGCTACATTACATATGTTTTAGAAGGATTCGGTAATTGGTCGTGGAGTGATGAAATGCTTGAGCCGGCTAAACCGCTTTGTTGCAAATCATTGTTGTGAGGTGATTGTATGAATGAAATCTGGTGCGTGATTGAATGCAGTTCAGATGGCGAAATCTTTCAGCCTGATTTTTTTACTTCAAAGGAAGAAGCGGCTGCATTTATTGAGGAAGAGACAAAAGAATGTCTTTTCAATATGGCAGATTTACCCGGGGCTGATAGAATGACCGATATCGTTGACGGGGAACCGACTGGCGAGGTATGGACGGATAAATACAGTTGGGTTTGGCATAGTTTTGAAGTTACAAATAAAATTGAAAAATTAAAGGAGAATAACAACAATGTCTGATTTCAAGAAATTTCGTGCGCTGCTGCAGGACCACTTCAATGAGATGGTGAAGAGTGAGAATCCACTGTTTGTCACTGACGCTGATGAGGATGAACTGTACAATCTGTATCTTGACAGCTTCCCGGCTGGCACGAATGAGCTGTTCCGTAAGCGTCGTGAGTATGACTGTTCCTGCTGCCGCCGTTTTGTAAAGAATATCGGCAAGCTGGTGGCGTTTGACAAGAATTATAATTTGATTTCCATCTGGGATTTCGATGCAAAGTCTGCCAAATATCAGCCTGTTGTTGATGCACTGGCCGCCTATGTAAAGAGCCGCGCCATTGTGAATCCGTACTTTGTCAGTCGCAATATGATCGGTTCTGGGGACATGTTCGGCACCGAGATGAACTACGAGTACGATGAAAACCACAAGGATGTGCATACTTGGGATCATTTCGCAGTCAAGATTCCGCAGCGTTTTATTACCAGTGGAGATGACGTGGCTACCAAGATGGCACAGTGGCGTGACTCCGCAAACGTGTTCAAGCGTTCTCTGGAAGAGCTAACCATGGAGGCTGTTGATACTGTGCTGGAGCTGATTGCGCAGAATAGCCTGTATCGCGGCAAGGAGTTTGAGCGGTCTGTAAAGGAGTTTAAGCACGATAAGATTGATTATGACAAACTGTCTGTTAATGAAAAGGTTGCCTTTGTATGGCTTGCTCCTACATATGCTACGGCAGCGCAGCTTCGCATTCGTAACACCGCTATCGGCACCCTTCTTATCAATTTGAGCGAAGGTATGGATGTGGATTCTGCCGTTACTGCCTTTGAGAAGGTAGTTGCTCCTGCAAACTATAAGCGTCCAAAGGCGATTTTCACCAAGAAGATGCTGGAAGATGCACAGAAGACTGTCACCGAGCTGGGTTATATGAGCAGTCTGGGCCGTCGGTTTGCTACTCTGGACGATATCACCGCCAATAATATCTTGTTCTGCAACCGTGATGCTGCTCCTCGTGTGCTTGGCGCTATGAATCCGTTTGAAGCAATGGCTAAGACTGTTGCGATTGACCCCAAGAAGTTCGGCCGCGCAGAGGAAATCAGCATTGATAAATTCATTAAAAATGTGCTGCCGACCGCGACCGGTCTGGAACTGTTCATGGAGAATCGGTTCTCGAAGAATATGATGTCTCTGATTGCGCCTCAGGATAAGAGTGCGCCGTCTATGTTCAAGTGGCCGAATGGTTTCAGCTGGGCATATACCGGCAATATGGCAGACAGCGATATTCGCGAAAATGTTAAGGCTGCTGGCGGCAAGGTCGATGGTGTGCTGCGTTTTTCTATTCAGTGGAACGATAAGCCGGGCGAGTGGGATGAAAACGATGAGGATGCTCATTGCATTGAACCCGATAAGAATCATATCTATTTCAGCAACAAGTGGCACCCTCGTACTGATGGCCGCCTGGATGTTGATATCATTCATCCTAATCATGGTAAAGCTGCGGTCGAGAATATTACATGGCCTGACATCGAAAGGATGAAGGAAGGTGAGTACAGCTTCTATGTGAACTGTTTTACTAGTCGTGGAGGTAAAACTGGTTTCCGTGCTGAGATCGAATTCGATGGCAACATCTACTCGTTTAACTATGATAAGCCGCTGCATCAGGGTCAGAATGTCTCCGTGGCAAAAGTCACGCTGAAGGATGGCAAGTTCTCTATCAAGGAGCTGCTGCCCAGTTCTACCAGTACCCGCGAGATCTGGGGTGTGAACTCCAATCAGTTTGTGCCTGTTTCTGTGGCAATGTATTCTCCGAACTACTGGGATGAGCAGACTGGTAATGGCAACCGCCACTACTTCTTTATGCTCAAGGATTGCGTCAACCCTGAAAAACCCAATGGCTTCTACAATGAATTTCTGAAGGCGGAACTGTTACAGCATAAGCGAGTATTTGAGGCTCTCGGTTCTCAGATGGCAGTCCAGTCAGTAGATGACCAGTTGTCTGGCGTTGGATTCTCTGAGACGAAGCATGATTCCTTCATTGTTAAGGTGCAGGGAGCTACTGAGCGAGTTCTGAAAGTGGTGATTTAATGGCTCGTTACAAAGTTGGGGACAAAGTGCGCTTAATCGATAATTTTGTGCAATATAAAGAGTATTTTATGCGAGATCGGAATAACAATCCCGGATATACTATAACAGTCAAGTGGTCATTAGAAGAAAGAATGGAACTTGCTGGAAAAATTGTGACGATTTCTGAAGTCGGAGAATACTACCGAATCGAAGAAGACGACTATCGTAAACATTGGACTGATGATATGTTTGTTGGCACGGCAAAATGTTTTGTTTGTCGGTCATTACTGTAATTTGTAAAGGAGAAATATTATGGAAAAGAATCTGTTCGAAATCGCAACTCGTAATCGCTACCGCTTCACCTACAAGGGTGTCATGACTGTTGAGGATCTGTGGGACCTGAATGTTGAGGCTCTGGATGCAATCTTTAAGACTCTGAATCGCCAGAAGAAGACTGCCGACGAGGATTCTTTGCTGGCTGTCAAGAGCGCCGAAGATACCGAACTGGCAAATAAGATCGAGCTGGTGAAGTATATCGTATCTGTTAAGCTGGCTGAGTCCGAGGCACGTGTGAATGCTGCCGAGAAGAAGGCGCAGCGTGATAAGATTATGAAGATCGTGGCAAAGAAGAAGGACAAGGAGCTGGAAGACATGGATGTTGAGCAGCTGATGAAGAAGCTGGAAGAGCTGAACTGAGAAGGGAAGTATCAAAAATGAAAGTTGTTGAAAGCGCAAGCAATCTGTTCCTGTATGGCGACGATATGAAGGCGTATGACAAGATCCCGGCGGGTACCTATGATATCCACTGTTCTGAGATGACCGGTTTCTATCTGTCCCGCCGCCCTGATATGGTCATCAACGAAAAGGTGTATGGTGTCCAGAGTGGCAAGGTTGCTAAAGTGCTGAATTCGTTTAAAGCGTTCAACCGCAACTTGGGTGTCATCCTCAGCGGCAATAAAGGCATCGGTAAATCTCTGACCGCTAAGATGATTGCAATCGAGGCCATCAAACAGGGCTATCCTGTCATTCTGGCTAACCGCTATATCGGCGGTATCGCCAATTTCATTGAATCCATCAATCAGGAAGTTATGATCCTGTTTGACGAGTTTGATAAGACCTTCAAGTCCCGGGACAATGAAAATCCGCAGGATACGATGCTGAGTCTGTTCGATGGCACCAGCGCGGGCAAAAAGCTCTTCGTTGTCACCTGTAACCAGCTCAATGGCCTGAACGATTATCTGGTCAACCGTCCCGGCCGCTTCCACTATCACTTCCGCTTCGATTATCCGGGCGCTGACGAGGTAGAAACCTATCTCAAAGATAAGCTCGAAGAGAAGTATTACGATCAGATCCCGGCTGTGGTCGATTTTTCTGGCAAGATCGATCTGAACTACGACTGCCTGCGGTCTATCGCCTTTGAACTGAATCTTGGCACTCCATTCGCAGAAGCCATCAAGGATCTGAATATCATCAATATGAACGAGACCAGCTACAAGATCACTGTTTTATTCAAGGATGGTTACCGTACGTCCTGCACCAAGCGTTTTGATATGTTCAATGGTGCACAGCGTATCTATTTTGAGATCAAACTGAAGGATGGCTTCTGGCCTGATTGCTACATCAACACAGAGGATATCCAGTATAACCCCGCCAACGGCGAGCAGTTCATTGATGGCAAGAAAGTTGATGTGGTCAATCCGTATTCCAAGAACGTAGAGGATGAAAAAGATCGCTATGAAGCTTTTGAAAAGGATAATGGCGTGGCCAAGGTCATCATTTCTCGTGCTCGTGAAAGAGACATTCACTACATGGTCTAAGGAGGCTCAATATGGTCAAAGCAAATTATTATGAAATCAGTTCTTTTCCTGATGGCACTCCACTGATTAAGAAGGATCTTACCATCAATTATCTCAATGCGATCAGTATCGTCTGGACGTTTGAATCCATGGCAGAGCTCCCCACGGTCATTATGATTGCAAAGGACGCAAAGGATAACGGGGCAGAAGTCGAGCTGTTTATGCCGTATATTCCGAACGCTCGTATGGATCGCGCCTATCACGACGAGGATGTGTTTACTCTCAAGTGGTTTGCCGATGAGATCAATCGGTGCGGATTTAACCGCGTTGTTGTATTTGATCCTCACAGCGATGTGGCTCCGGCATTGATCAATCGGTGCGAAGTACATACTCCGATTCGTGAAATCTGTCAGGTAATCGAGGAGAGCAAGCCAGATGTGATCTATTTCCCGGATGCCGGCGCAATGAAACGGTATGAGGAAACTGTTCACTGGGCACTCGATCGTGTCGGTTGTAAGGCTTATATCATTCACGGAGACAAGAAGCGTGACTGGAAGACCGGAAAGATTCTCGGCTTGGATGTCACCGGTTATCCTCCCAAGGGCGGCAAAGTGCTGATGATCGATGATATCTGCTCTTACGGCGGTACCATGTTCTATTCGGCCAAGAAGCTGAAGGAATTGGGTGTTGGTGATATCGATATGTATGTCAGCCACTGCGAGAACAGTATTCTGGACTCTGAGCGCGGCCATCTGTTTGACGACCCGGAATTGATTCATATGGTCTATACCACGGACAGTATCTTCACCGGCCATCTCGACAAGATCACTGTTTTGGAACACAGGTGGGATGAGGATTGATATGATGGATATTTGGGAACTAGATATCTCGTTTTACACCGATGGAGATTTTGGTTGGGATTTTGCACCAATCGATATGAGATGTGATCATTATCAAGAATCATATTCTCTGCATATTTATCGTGAAATCAATGAAAATCAAACTGAATCATGTGTAAAAGATGAATTCTATTCAATCTTAGATTTCCTAATCGATAATATCCATGGAAAAGACTATGCAGTTGAGTATGTGAAAAAATCTATCTATGATGCTTTCTGTGATGTTGGAGAGCGCAATTATCATAAAGAACTATCTGGAAATTATGATGGATCGCATATTGATTTTAAAATTCATTCACCAAAGGATAAGCGCACCTTTAAAATCGAATGTACGGCTGATGAACTTGAAAAGATTCAAGACAGGTATCTTGGAAATTGTCATGAGATGGTAAATAAACTTTTGGAGGATTTGAAATGATCAACATTAACCCGATGCTGCTGTGCGATTTCTACAAGACGACTCACAGTAAGCAGTTTCCGGCCGGCACCACTAAGCTGGTCAGTTATTTTACTCCGCGCATGAGCCGTCTGGATGGCGTGGATGAAGTCGTTGTGTTTGGTGTTCAGGCGTTCTGCAAGAATTATCTGCAGAATTATTTTAAACGTTGGTTTTTTGATTTCCCAAAGGAGTGGGTTGTCTCAAATTATCAGCGTGTCCTGGACGCAACCATTGGCAAGGACGCTTATGATATCGATAAGATTGCTGCCCTGCATGACCTGGGCTATCTTCCTGTCGAGATCAAAGCACTGCCCGAGGGTACTCGCTGCCCCATTCATGTACCGTTCCTTGAGATGAGCAATACGCATCCTGATTTCGCATGGGTTCCGCAGTTCCTCGAATCATTTATGAGTTCTGAGCTGTGGCATCCGATGATTTCTGCGACGGTTGGTACTCTGTATCGTGATATCGTGGACAAGTATTACGATGAAACCGTCGAGGATGGTGTGCCTCATGCTCGTGCTCTGGGCGATTTCAGTTTCCGTGGTCAGGAGTGTATGCAGTCTGCTGTCAAATCCAGCGCTGGGTGGTGTCTAAGCTTTTTGAATACGGCCACTGTTCCTGCAATCCCGTATCTGGAAGAGATGTATCACTGTGATTGCACTAAGGAGCCGGTCGCGTTTGGCGCTGTTAGTACCGAGCATAGTGTCATGTGTTCCAACTTCGCAGTCGATGGCGATGAGATCACTTTCATCCGCCGGGCACTGACTGAGTTGTATCCCAATATGAGCTTCAGCATGGTATCTGATTCCTACGACTATTGGAATCTGGTCGATAATATCCTGCCGCAGCTCAAGGATGAAATCATGGCTCATAATGGTACGCTGCTAATCCGTGGTGACTCTGGCGATCCGGTCGAAATCGTTACGCAGACCGTCTATCATCTGTGGGACATCTTCGGCGGCACGGTTAACAGTAAGGGTTATAAGGTGCTCGACCCTCATGTGAAGGCTCTGTACGGCGATTCCATCACTGTGCAGCGCTGTGAAAAGATTTATGCCGAACTCAAAGCACACGGTTTTGCCTGCAACAATGTCAGCCTCGGCGTTGGTTCTTTCTCCATGCAGTGCATCGAGCAGAATGGTCAGTTGAAGCCGTTCACCCGTGATACTTTTGGTATGGCAGTCAAGGCAACTTATGGCGTGGTCAATGGCAAGGAGATTCAGATCTTCAAGGACCCCAAGACCGACACTGATCACTTTAAGAAGAGTCTGAAGGGTATGTGTTATGTCACTAAGGATGATTCTGGAAAGCTGGTTTGTACTGATGGTCTGATGGATCATGCCGCTCATTCTGACGGAAACATGCTGCAAACCGTATTCCGTAATAGCGCGATGGTCAAGGAATACAGTTTGAAGGAAGTCCGCGACCGACTGTGGGAAGGGAAGTTCTAATGAGTGTTATTATCAAAGAAGGCAACGTATTTGATTCTGACGCAGATATTATCTGTCATCAAGTAAATTGTCAGGGCGTTATGGGATCAGGCGTTGCTAAGGAAGTTCGCGAGCGTTATCCAGATGTATATGCTCAGTATAAGCATCTATGTGATATAAATAAGGATTATCCTGCCGGATTACTGGGAAAGGCACAAATCATTTCGGCTGACAACGCATTTTCTCGATATATCGCTAATTGCTTCGGCCAGAACAAATACGGTTATGATGGCGCCCAGTATACTTCAGTTGGTGCATTGATGGAAGCTTTTATCTATGTAGCGGAGATTGCACGAAAGAATCACTTAAAGGTCGCTATGCCGTATAAAATCGGTTGCGTTCGTGGTGGTGCTGATTGGGAGACCGTCAAGAAGATCATTGATGTTACATTTCAAGACGTAGATGTTGAACTATGGAGATTGGAGGGTAAATAATATGCGTAACTATGAATTTGATGCAGCAAAGACGAAGGATGAGATCATCGTGTGGATTCGAAACTATTTCCGCAAGAATGGTCCTGACTGCAATGCTGTGGTTGGTATTTCTGGTGGTAAGGATTCGAGTATCGTGGCTGCTTTATGCTGTGAAGCGCTGGGTAATGGTCGCGTGATCGGCGTTCTGATGCCGCAGGGGGTGCAGGACGACATCGATGTAGCGCGGGATCTGGTTAAGCATCTTGGAATCAAGTCGTTTGAGATCAATATTGCCGAGACTGTGAACACGCTGCTGGCCAAGGGACGAATTGCAGGTCTGTGTGATTCAAAGCAGGCTCGTGTAAATCTGCCGGCGCGAATCCGTATGGCGACCTTGTTCATGGTGTCTCAGAGTATGAATGGGCGAGTGGCCAACACTTGTAACGCTTCAGAAAATTTCGTCGGGTGGCAAACTGTTGGAGGGGATGGATTTGGTCAGTTCAGTCCTCTCAGTAAGCTGACTGTTACTGAAGTAAAAGCTGTTGGTCGTGAGTTGGGTCTTCCTGAAAAGTTTATCGAGAAAGCGCCGGCAGATGGACTGACTGGCAAAACCGACGAAGATAATTTCGGGTTTACTTATGAATTCCTTGACAAATATATCCGCACTGGTGAGTTTGGTGGCGATACCGCAACTGCAGCTAAGATCGATCGGATGCATGAGGCGAATTTGTTTAAGGATTTGCCGATGCCTACGTATGACCCATCCTTGTTTAATTGGTGGGGCTAATGATTTGGATCGTACTGTTTTTAAGTATGATATGGCTTCATATTTATGACGATTATCATACACAAGGGATTCTGGCGCAATTCAAACAGAAGAAATGGTGGAAAGAAAATTATCCACAGGATCTGTACAAACACGATTGGAGGATTGCTCTATACGAACATGCTTTTCAATGGTCGTTCACCACGATGCTCCCGCTGCTTGTGTATTCTATGTGGGCATGGAAAGAAACAGGTTTATATCATGGTTTGATATGGTGGACTGGATTGCTTGTCATAAATACAAAGGTTCATGCTGAAATAGACAATGAAAAAGCAAATAATCTGACGATCAGTTTGTTTATAGATCAGATTCTTCACATTCTTCAGATCGGATTTACGATTATACTTTTTATGATTGGAGTGAATTAAATGGAAAAGACAAAGGTTGATGTCTTGATTGTTGTCGATATGCAGAACGATTTTGTTACTGGCGCTCTTGGCACTCCTGAAGCTCAGGCCATTGTGCCAAAGGTCGTGGAGAAGATCAAGAACTGGAATGGTCCGGTATTCTACACGATGGACACTCATGATGAAGACTATCTTAATACTCAGGAGGGCAAACATCTTCCCATTATTCATTGCGTTGAAGGAACAGACGGATGGAAGTTGATAAACGAAATCGGAGATGGTTTTGTCACAGACTACGATCAAATCTATCATAAGAAAACGTTTGGTAGTTATGAGTTGTTCATTGATGCAACGTTAGACGATAATCAAAAAATCTATCAGACGTTGTTTCCTGGGAATGTTAATTCCATCACTTTGATTGGGCTTTGCACAGATATTTGCGTGATTACAAATGCGTTGCTTTTGAAAACGGCAAAGCCTGAAGTTCCTATCATTGTGGATGCAAGCTGCTGTGCCGGTGTTACTCCTGAGTCTCATAAGAACGCACTAGCTGCCATGAAGATGTGCCAGATTGAGATTGTCAACGAGGGATAAAATGCACTACGTTAATGGAGATATTATTTTGAGTGCTGATGGAGCGGAACGGCTCCAGTATCTTTTAAGTCATCCAAACCCAGAGGAAGTACAAAAGAAATTAAAGGCATGTATAGAAGATCTCGCTAAAATGAACTATCGAGAGAATGAGGATGGCACTGCTTCTTTTGATATTGATATTGAGGTGTAATCAATGGAAGAAATTATGATTTTCGGTTAATTCACAGCGGATGCCAGGTGAGTAGCGGTACTGGGGCAGACATAACCGCCGCCAGAATAAAATTGTAAAGGAGAATTGAATTGTGTGGACTCTTATTCAAACTGAATCCCACGGTGGATATAACAGAATTGGATATATTGACGGACATAATCCAGAATATGGGACTGTCATGGCAATGTATCGCGTCAACAATTATGGTGAACTCGACTTCTATTACCAGTACGAAATGAATGATGATGTTGTGGCGAGTTTTGAATACTGGGCAAAAAGAGTTATTGGTGAACTCCGAACTAAAAAAGATACAGTCACGAAATGTGCGGATTGTTGTTATCTTGGAGATAAATACAGTTTTCCACTTCCTAATGACAAGATTGATGTCGATGATAAAAATCCGTTTCTAAAGCATTATTATTGCTGTTGCGGAGATTCTGAAAGATACGAGAAAGATGTTACGAGTGAGATTGTATCTGACTGTGACTGTTTTGAGGGGATTTGATTATGTTTGTAATTGATGAAACGACTCCAAAGATTGCAATTCCTGACGGATATTTTGTGTGTCTACCAACTGGAGCCACGGACGATTATCCGGGTCTTGGCATCTTTTTCTCTAAAGACGGAAAAACAGTTGATTGGAATGACTTGATTTCAATCACTGAATACAATTCTGTATTTAAAAATATCCAAACGGTTGGCTTTCAGCAGGGGCAGGAAAACTATGTCGCTGCTATTCGTTTTGAAGACGGAAACATTATTGAAGAATGAGGTAGAGCAAAATGAACGCGGAAAACATTAAGAATGAAGCATATCAGCTGATTGATAAATATTTCATGCCAGCTAAAGCAATTATCGTAAAGGATTTTCTTAATACATACGGATTCTGGGACGCTCCAGCTTCTACCAAATATCACGGCAATTACCCGGGCGGCTTAGCTGAACACAGTCTAGCCGTTGCAAAAAATCTTCTGATGTTAACGGAGAAGCTTGGTTTGAAGTGGGATAATCCCGGGTCTCCATTTGTTGTTGGTCTCCTTCATGATGTTTGTAAGATGGATCAATACAAGCTGATTAGCACAGAAAATGGTTATCAGTACGTTTATACAAATGATTCAATCTACAGTCATCACGGTGAAAAATCTATTTGTATGTTGGCGAATTGTGTTACCTTGACCCAAGAGGAGATCGCTTGTATTCGCTGGCATATGGGCGCATATGAGACCGATACAAACGAGTGGAAATATTATGGCAACGCCATTGCAAAATATCCAAACGTGCTCTGGACGCACACGGCGGACATGATGGCAAGTCATATCGAAGGAGTGTAAATATGCTTGCATATGGAGAACTTAGCTGTCAAAGATGTGGAACTACGTGGTATGGGCCCAAATGTGGAATAAGATATTGCAAAGAGTGTCGACGAATTGTCAATAGAGAAAAGGTCGCTCGTTGTAATCAGAAAAAGCGGGCAGAAAAAGAATCCAAAGACAAAACTCGTGAAGCATTTCTGGATATTGTAAGAAAGGCCGACGCAGAAGGATTGTCTTATGGTCACTATTGTTTAAAGCATGGAATTTGAGGTGTAGTATGAAATATACGGTATATGCTTCTGCAATTAGATACTATGAGACTGTCATTGAGGCAGACTCAAAAGAAGAAGCGGAAAGAATCGCAAAAATCATGTATAACGAGAATGAAATGAATGATTATGAAGACGAATTGGTGTCGATCGAAGTTGAGGGAGAAAATGATGAATGACATTAATGATTTATATGATGTGATTCAGTCTGGACTAGCTCTTGCTGGACTGTCGATTATAGATTTCGATAAAGATGGAATGATTGTTCGCGATAAAATCAAGGACAATGATTATCGAATCAAAATTACAGAGGAGGTTAACTGATGAAGGTAAAAAGTACGACGGCAGATATTACATACGAAATGACCGAAGATCAAATTGAGGCAGCATATCGGTATCAGGAATTCAAATATCGAGTTGAGGACGCAAAGGGCCACATTTACGACATGTTCAATTCATGCGATTGCGACGAAAAGGCGTTCAAAGAAGAGTATGGCGTTACTTACAGTGAAATTCTGGATTGCGCAGAAAATGTTGCGGAGCAGTTTTTAGACGATTATGATTGCAACATTCCAGAAAACAATGAGTTTGATTTTATCATCTGGGACAACATGCGACAGCTTCGTGAGGCAAAAAAGGCTGTTGATGTCAAGTAAATGGAGAAATGTGCGACTTTCAGAGATTCAAGATCGACGAGTAAAACTTACAAGTGAAAAGAAAAAGGAAATTCTGCGCAAATATCAAACTGGTGGATGTTCGCTTAGAAGTTTGGCTAGAGAATACAATGTGAGTCATAAAACAATCGCACTGATTGTGAATCCAGAAACAAAAGCAAAAAACGATCAATACATAAAGGACCACTGGATGTTTTACGCTCTTGATTCAGAATCTCAACGGGTGGCACATCGACGTACAGAAGAATATAAAAAACGATTATATCAAAAAGGAGAATTAAAGTAATGGGACAGAGATTAGTTATCACGATTCATGCTTTTGATGAAGATATCGCTAAGATCTATTATCATTGGTCTGCATATACCACAAGTGCCCTTCAGGAGACAAAAGACATCATCGATAACGTGGATTGGTTTAATTCTACTAGCAAGGACGAACTTATTCTTCGTATTACAAGACAGCTTGAGAAATGCGGTGGTGGAGTGAGTATTCGCGACAGAGAAGTGTTCAAGAAAAAATATCCAAATGAAACATTTAAGGATAATATCAACAGAAATTATGGTTTGATTGCAATCACGGACGACGGTATGGAAGAATTGGAGCACTGGTCGCAAGGTGATCTAACAATCGATTTCGATACGGAAAAAGTTTACAATGATGTAATGTTTACATATGAATCTGATGAAGAATTTAAGCAAGATAGATTGGATGCTGGATTTAAAGATGACGATATTGATGTGAAAAACATCAAGCAGCTTTTATTTGATCCGACTGAAGTGTATTTCTTTGCGCTCGATTCAGCAATTGAGACGTTGGATGGTTTACAGTTCTGTCGCTATTTTGATCAGATTTATGAGTTGATTATTTGAGGTGAATTATGACACACGAATGGGTGGAACAGAAGAATAAAGAATATCATGAACAGTTTAAAGATTATCCACAGGCATTGGTAGATGAATGGAATCGAATTCCTGAATGGGCTAAGAACACCATTGATCGTCGTGTTGTTGATGTCGAGATAAAACTGTTTGAGGCGCTTGCAAAGCTTAACGAGGAACCAGACAGTTTCGATGTACATAGATTGGTCGCAGAAACGGATAGTGGTTCTTTTTTTGTGAAATGGTATATTAATCATGATATCGAAAGTGGCGCAGATCCAGATGAAGCGCTGAAGAAAATCTCGAAGGAATTTGAAAAACTGCGAGATATGGCAGAAAAATATGAAGAATTCTTAGAGTATAAAGATCGTTATCTTGAAGCAGAAGATCGTATTATGGAGTTTGATGGGGATATTATCATTACAGATCCATGTTATCTGTCTCATAATATGTCAAATGACGAGCGGAGAAAATTTGAATGTTGCGATATCAGCAGTCATGGCATCATTGGGATAGAGTCCAATACTTACTACGGTGATTGGGGTTGTACTACATTCGTGCCAGAAACGAAGGTTAAACTGGGCGAATTCTGCGCAGATGCCGGTATGGTATGTGCAGCTGATTTGGTCTCCGTCTTAAAGTTTAATCCAAAATACAATGATCATCTTGAAAAGCCTTGGTGTGCAACTTGGATCAAAAATTTCAAAGGTGTTGTTCGTATCGCCATTGATGAAAACAAAGAGCGCTGGCCAGCTTATATCGTTCATGTGGTAGGGCATGGTGTCAATAAAGAAACAGGAGAGACGATCGAATTTGATACGGTGCAAACAGGGTTATGATGAACTATATTTTGTTATTTCAATTTATTGATTTTTGCCTTGATTGGGCATGGTTAATTGTTCCGATATGGGCATTTTGTTTTATTGCTGTGATGTTAATAATCTAAAGCGTAAAGAGGTGGTAAAATGACACGAGAAGAATTACAACGTATCATTGATAGCGAACCCTATGATTTTCTACGTACTGATCCTCACCTTGGCAAGCATTTGATGTTTCTGACCATTGGCGGCAGCCATGCTTATGGAACGAATGTAGCAGGATCAGATGTTGATATTCGCGGTGTCGCTTTGAACTCCAAAGAGGATCTACTCGGGTTGGGTGAGTTTGAACATCGTGTAGATACGATGACGGATACAACGGTATTTAGCTTCAACAAGGCTGCGAAGTTATTGTGTAGCGGGAATCCAAACATGCTGGAACAGTTTGGTAATCCAGACGAGCTTGTTATCACTTACAGCCCGACCGCAAAGCTGTTGTTCGATAATAAGAATTTGTTTCTATCAAAGCGTGTGATTTATTCATTTGGTGGATTTGCAGGGAAGTTAATTAAAGAAGCAGATGCTAAATGGCGTGCGTACCTGTATGAAGTTGAAGTATCTGGCGTGAATCCAAATGTTAAACCGTATATTCCATGTGGAGAAAAACGTTTCAATAAGATCGTAATGAATGTGATTCGCTTATATCATATGTTGTTTGACATCTTAGAAAAAGGTGAGATCAACACTTATCGTGGGGCTGAGCACGATATTTTGATGCAGATTCGAAACGGGGACTACGACTACGAAGAGTTGCGCAAGCATACGATTCCTATTTATGAGGCAAGACTGCAGGCAGACAAGAAAGAAACAGAGCTGCCTGACCGAGTTGATATGAAACAGGTCAAAGTTAGCCGTGACTATCAATGAGCAGGCGCTAAAGGTGGTGTAAAATGAAAATTGAAGACTATTCGCCAGATGAATTGGCTGAAATTTTTAAGGAAGAATTAGATCGTCTTGGCATCCCATATCATTATGATCTGGACGTGGAATCGAAATTTGAACCCTTAATGCCTGATGAGCCGGTTTTGAAAGTGTAATTTATTGTACTATTAGGATGATATAATTATAAGGAAGGAGTGCGCCCTCTTAAAGTGAGGGTGTAAAAATTGAATATGTTGAAGCTGTCAGTGTCGAACGCAAACAGCAAGATGGGTAATGTTAAATCCATCTCTATGCCACGAGTGGTTACTTGTGCGCCTGACGTGCCTTGTGCGAAGACGTGCTATGTTAGTCATTTCGATTGGCGACGAACGGTACAAAACGCATATGAAAACAACCTGAATCTTTGGTTGACAGACCCTGACAGCTTCGAACAGCAAGCAATTGCTGCAGCTTACGGGTCTTTTTATTTTAGGTGGCATGTCAGTGGAGACATTATCAGTCAGGATTATCTTGCGATGATGTGCCGCGTCGCTCGTAAGTTGCCGCATACTCACTTCCTGGCGTTCACAAAACAGTATAAAATCGTTAACCAGTATTTGGCAGCGAAAAAGAAAATTCCCAAAAATTTACATATTTTATTTTCAGAATGGCCGGGTTATAATATGGATAACACCTATAATTTACCAGTTGCTTATGTATCGTTCAAAAATGGAGTTTGCGATGCACCGGCAGACGCAAACGAATGTGGCGGTCATTGTGAAGATTGCGCATATGCCGGCAAGAACTGTTGGGTGTTGAAAAAGGGGCAGTCTGTAGTACTGCGGGAGCATTAATCTGCAGACCCCTATTATAATAAGGTAGGAGGATGCGCATGAACTGTGTTATTACAAACGGTGCGTGCTACATTAAAAGAAACAGCGAGAACTTATTGGTCGCAACGGATAGCCTTGGAGACGCATTTCTGTTTCCGGCTGAAAAAGCACAAGCGACAATCACATGTCTACCAAAGGCATTACAGGACAAAGGATTCAAAGTAAAAAAGTGTCTCAGAGATTCTTGGACGTATAGAATCGACCGTGATGGCCGAGGTTGGAAGAGCTGAACAGGAGCAGTATGATGCCGGCGTTCCCATCAAAGAAGGGGAGACATTACATAATCTGAAGCAGGCACTGTTGATTGTAGACGAGACTCTTGGATCGATTCAGTCATTATATGTTGATGCTTGTAAAGAGCTAAATGATGTAAGCCTCGAAATTATTGATCTTCAGCATGCCATTGAATTCGCAAAGGCGAATGCGGTTAGAAAGTGCTATCTTGAAACAGAATTGCAAAAAGCGTTGCTTAAACGACGAGAATGCAAAGATGTAAAAGTACTTATCGAGTGTGTTATGGAGTTTGACAGAGGAGATTGGGGCACAGGAAAACTGCAAAAAGTTTTTGATCGGTCTGAAAAACGGTCTTATATGCCGCGTATCCGTAATGATTTGTTTGAATAAAAAAATATAAAGGAGTCTTATCATGAGTGGAGCTATTTCGTTTTTCCTTGGGTTGTTCGGTCTTGGTGCGGCTGGTGCAGTCAGCGCGGGACAGAACGCAAAAATCAAGAAGGCAGATTATCAGTATGGCGAAGAGCATGGCCTTCATGGCACCTCTGAGGTTCTGCAAATGCGGGAGCGAGTGCGTAAAGAATGGTGGAGCATCTGCGGCAAGACCTACAACGCATGTGAGCGGCCTGCATCGAGTTACGGCGACCTCAGCAGAACCCCGTGGTGCTATCTGAAAAAACGCTGGTTCATTGATCATCTGAACAAAAAGGGCATTCCTTATGATGATCTGGTCGTGGATGATGTTACCGGTGTTACCTTCTACGAGAGCCAGAAAAGAACGTCCCAAGCCTATATGAGAAAGCTGCGGTAATAGGAGAATAATTATATGAAAGCTTATGACGCATTAACTGCTGTACTTAGAACCGTTGAAGCGAATCATGCCAAATTACGCGAAGAACCTGATTCTGACGGCGATACCCATGATAAATGGGAAGCGGAAGAAGATGTTCTGTGCGAATTGGAGGAGGCGCTTGAAGAAGCTATTGATCGATACGAAGAAGCGATGGAAGTGCGAAAGAGTTTGCGAGTTGCAATATTGAAATAACAACCAAGAAGTTTAAATTAGGGGGTTGAATATTAAGACATAATATGGTAGAATAACAACTGAAAATAGTAATACCGCAGAATTCAATGTGAATTTCGGTTGTATTTGGAGGTCATGATGATAAAAACTTTTACTGCGGAGGAGTTTTTTAGCTACATCCGGTCTTTTGAAAAAATGTATGTGTGGTGCGGTTCGGATGGAAACAGCGGATTGTTTATTCGGGCAAATCCAAAACGCGCTGCTATCATGAAAAGAAAAAATGGGTATGAGATATCTTGCATGATCACTCAGAAAGGAGCAATGTTTTGCGAGGAAGGCGGGTTGATACTTTACGGCAATGAATTTCAATGTGATATTGAAACAGATTGCGCTAGATATGAGGTGGCTGTAAAATCCGATAAGATGGCTGGCCTGATGAAAATCATTTTACAAACATAACTTAAAAATAAAATAAATAAAAACGCTTGACAAGTAAGGTTTGAGGTGATATAATGATACCATAGAGAACAAGCCATAGACAAGGAGGTCGTAAATATGTTCGTGGCTGGAAAGAGCATCCCGAAGATCGGCGAAATCCGTTTTGGATACGCCAGTGACGATGAAAGTCGACTAAGTACTCATAAATACGTCGGCGTCCATCCGTATCTCGTCGTGTCAAACAATACTTACAATAAGACTTCTGGACAGTGCGAAGTTATTCCGTTTACCACAAAGCGGATCGGCAAGTACAATCCAGTTCACGTTGAGTATAAGGCGGGCGAGGTAAGTGGGTTAATCAAAGATTCCACTCTAATCATTGAGGGAAGAGACACGCTACGAAATTGCCAGCTTAGCGAACCGGTGGGCGAGTTCACGGAAGGAAACTGGGAGCGTGTTGTGGAAGCAATGAAAGTTCAGTGCCCTTTCCTGAGAAAAGAATCAACAGATAGCCCTGTTTTGACAATTGCATAAATTATTGTCTATTGAAAAAACTCCTTACATAGTGTAAAATATTATAAAAACACCTTCACTATGTAAGGAGTGAATATGATGGATAGTACAATGTACAACCACGATCGCAAAGCTGCTTTCATGGAATTTTATATCAATGGTGGAAGAAATGAAAACACCATTAGGTATAGGCAAAGGGATGCAGTAACTGCGTTGAATAAGGTTGCGATTGTTGAAACAAAATACAATAAAGATTTCTGTGAATTTAAAAGCGGCTCAACAGAGATGAATGATCTTTGTGTTTTGTGGCTTAACAATTTGGCGGATCAAAGAAGAGTAAGAATGACATCTATTTTAAGAGCCTATCTTAAATGGTGTTATCAAAACGATTATATCAACGCCGAACAATATTATAGTCATGATATGACTGGCACAGTATCTAGAAGTTCAAATAAAACCGACGTCTGGTCTTCGATGTTGATTAAACAGATGGAGGTTGCAAGCGAAAACGAAACAAACTCTCTAGACTCTGACTTTATTTTTGAAGATAAGGAGTCCTTTATAGAATATGTTTCGACTGTGCTTGGTCATGAAAAATATACAATGCCGGCAGCTTTAATGATCCTGCTTTATTATCAGTTTGAATCTACAGCTGTAACGAAAATATTAAAGGCAGAAGTAGATGCTGCTGGACATACAGTGCAAAACGTTTATATTGATGACGAAACAGCATTTAATATTATTTATCGTGCAAAAGTCATTGATAGTTATAGCACAACGTTTGAAAGAAATAATAAAAATTATGATCGAATAGAGTATTATGCTGATTCTCCATACTTGTTAAGAAATACTTCAAGAGGAAGAAAAAAAGAACAAGAAGCTGATCAGCAAGTGCCATATTCGTTTGTAAAAAAGGTTATGGAAGTGGAACGAAAAGCGAATAAAGAACTTCCAGAAGATTCTCCGTATAAAAATGTTATTATAAAGGGCGCAACAATTTCAAAATTAAAACTGTTCCACGAGATGAGAGTGGACGAAAAAAAGTACGGATTAGAATTTGTAAAAGAAAACATAATAGATGGAAAGTATGGTAATTATACAGTTCCGCAAACGGTATATAGAGAGTATTGTTTGATGGCGTCCAAAGCACGAAAAATTTAAAAAGATACTGAGCCGAAAGGCTCTTTATCTTTCGGTTTACAAACATGACTTAAATATACATATAGTAAGAAGGTGATAAGATGAAGCGGATAATTGCGGCGTGTATCTCAACGATTATGGTTGCGTGTATAGCTATTTCGGCTGCAGCTGATGATCCAATTGGGATATACGACAGTTGGAAGCCGGATTTAAAAGAATACACTTCACAAGTCTGCGATGAATATGGAGTCGATTATAGTTTGGCTCTTGGCGTGATATATAATGAAAGCCGATTTAAAAGCGGACTGACTCATATGAACTCAAACGGAACAACCGATTATGGGCTGATGCAAGTCAATGAGGTTAATTTCAAATATTTGAACAAGACGCTCGGCATTACATCAATGAATCAGCTGTTGGATGATCGAGTCGGAATTAGATGTGGAGTTCACCTGCTTGCCTATCATAAGAATGCAACAGGAAATGACTCCGCAGCTCTCCTACGATATCAGGTGGGAGAAGGTACATATAGAAAGTATATAAAACGTGGTAAGTACACAAACGATACTCATGGTCGGGTATGGCAGTACAGAAACATCTATCATGAATATCTGAATCAAACGATCGCTGAATCAAAACTAGATGGATTTGCGAAGAGAGATCCGATTGAATCCATTTTAAATACGTGGGCAGAAATGCTCACTTGATAAGCTGGTGTAGCTCAGAGGCAGAGCACGGTACTTGTAATGCCGGGGTCGAGATTCCGAAATTCTCCATCAGCTCCATTGAACGGCGGTAGCCGCATTAAAGATTACATATTTTAAAGGAGTAAGATTATGACTACTGAAACTATGACAATTCATCGCGGTCTGGCAGAGTTGAAGGTTATTGAAGATCGCATCAACAAGCTTCTTCGTGAAGCTAAGTTTTGTGCACCAGCTAAAAAGAGTATGAAGAAGTTGGATGGTGTGGATATCGATGAGTTTAAAACAAATGCTCAGTCCGTTTTCGATAAGATCACTGCACTGATTTCAAAGCAGGCAGCACTTAAGCGAGCGATTTCCGAATCCAACGCAAAGACTTATGTTACTGTGGCCGGGGTCAATTTTACCGTTGCAATGGCAATTTGGATGAATCAGCATGGCATTGATTTCCAGAGTGCACTGCTTAATGTAATCGATCGCCAGTACTCTAATGCCACTGCCGTAATTGAAAATGCAAATGCTCGTCTGAGTGATCGTGCTGACGCTTTTGTGAGCGCTACGAATTCCGCTTCAGATAAGAACAACATGGATGCTGAGACTCTGAAGGAAATCCGCCAGGATTACATGGATCGCGAGACTATGGCCCTGGTTGATGGTATCGATGTTAAGAAGGTAAAGAGCGAACTGGCTGATAAGATCGATAAGTTCAAGGCCGAAGTCGATGCGGCACTGTCTGCTTCTAATGCTGTGACTGAGATCACGATTGAATACTAAGTTGTAACACCGCAAGGTGTCTACATAGTCATTGTTTATCGAAAACGACAAACCGTAATTGTTCGCTTTTGTTTATAGGGACTTGCTTAAGCGAAATCAAAATATAAAAAGCTAACACCTATATAAAAGTGGCCTTATAAGCCTTCATGATGAAGAACAAGTTTATATTAGATTATAAATAATACTTGATTTTCTGATTTGCTAAATGGTTAAAGCGACAGACAGAAAATCTGTAATTGTAGGTTCGAATCCTGCATCAGAGAACAAAATCGATCAGTAAGCGGAATCAACCCAAGGGAAGATACGAGCTGATCAAATTCATCCGGAAAGGTTAAAGTTTACGATTAAAGGTTAAAGGTTGAAAGTTCAAAGCTTAAACTTCTAGCTAAAGATTAACGTATAACGAATACAGGTCAAAGAATATTAAAATCCATGAGTTTGTGTTTGTGGATCAATTACGTAAGTCCCGTCGTTTACCACATGGCTGATAAATGGTGAACGCCTTGGCAGGGGCGTAACAATACCTGCCGTTTATATGGAGCGATAGCTTAAAAAGGGAAAAGTGCTGGTGGCTACGATTCACCAGAGATGCAGGGTTCGAACCCCACTCGCTTCAAAATTATGTCTACTATTCCTTGTCCTATGTAGCGGGGAGGTACCCCCTGCGAGAATCATAGTAGTGGCATAAAAAGGCAAGGTAAATATGGTTCTGTAGCTCAGTCGGTAGAGCAGCGGATTGAAGCTCCGTGTGCGCCTGTTCAATTCAGGCCGGGACCACCAATGTGCAAGTTGATTTGATGATTGAGTTTGAGTTCATAATTCCCTCCGATTGATAATGCGTTTTCCGTCTGAGATAAATCCACAGACCCAAATGATGTTATCAATGAAATTTGCAACAGGATTAGCGAGGCAGTCACACTCCTGATCAGGGGTCGATGTAGCAAGCTTGGTCAAACTGCGTGCCCTGACGATGTAAGATCCGCATTCCGAGCGCAACTGTGCGTGAGTCTCACCAGCTCGAAAACAGTGAGAGGTGAAGGAATAACACTGAAAAACCTTATGTAGCGCGGCTATAACCCGGGAGAGGCTTGACCCAAAAGGATGATCGAGTTTGAGAACCGCAGTGGATAAGCATATCGCCAATAGTGCTCTGAAGAGTAACGGTAAATGCCGGACGCCTGACCCGTTAAAGCCAGGACGAGGACCACAGGTGACATCCCTCTGTGGTCGTTATATAGGTCAGTGTGCTGAATGGTTGAAGGCAGCAGGCTGTAAACCTGTGACACCAGAAACGTTGTAGGTTCGAATCCTACCTGACCTACCAAGTAAGTGATTCTTAAATTGCGCAGAACAAAGGATTAGCCTTTTAGGGGCTGTTACTATTATAATGGCAGCCCTGATTATCGGTGATGATGCCAACTCGCGAGGGTGCGTAAGCCGACTTTTATATGCGACTGTAGCCAAGTGGTATGGCATACGACTTTTAATCGTAAAATCGTCGAGTTCAATTCTCACCAGTCGCACCACGCGGTAAGTAGTTTTCGAGTTGCAACTATTGTAGCCAGCATTAGCGCGTACGGCTGATGTGATGGTATTGTTAGTAGTTCTGCGGAAGGAACAAAAACATAAACCGATGGCGGCTGGAAAGACAGCAATCATATAGGCCCATAGCTTAATTGGTTAAAGTTGCGGTCTCCAAAACCGTCGATTTCCGTTCGAGTCGGAATGGGCTTGCTACATACAAATGACAAGGAGATGATTCTATGAACGTCGTGAAATTCAAACCAGAGGACTACGCAAAGAGTTCTTGTTCGACTGAATTCTATAAAGCAGTCGGTTTGTTCGACATCATCAAGGCCGGCGCTGTAACAAACGTTCATCAGATGAAAATCAATCCGAAGACTTACAAGGAAGTAGATGAGAAGCTGTGCTCAAACTGGAAACGGAATAAAGTCACAAAACGGCTTCGACAAGACAAAGCTCAATCGATGATCTCATTTGACTGGATGAATTATTCGCCTGTACAAGATGAAATCGTTCCTGAAAATGAAATCTGGTGGGAGACTGCAAATGAAACAGCAGCAGACGTATAAAGGGCTTTTTGATAGTTGGCACTATGAAGACTGGCCGCATTATCAATATAAGCCAGACAAAAAATTTGATCGTAAATTAGCAAAAGCTCGTCTAAAACGTATTGAGCTGGAACAAATCAAAAAGGAGATCGAACGTTATGGCAATGATTGATCCGCACGATGATGACTTCGGTGTCATTTGTAATTGTGCTGTTCGATACGCAGTCGGGCGCAGAACATATATGCCTAGTCTTGTGATCGATTTCATTACACCGCATCTGAGCGAGTTGACAGATAAAACGCTATGGTGCTTTCAGCGAGATCTATATCAACGTCTGGATGAAGGGTTTGATTTTGGAGATGAATTTGAGCTTCAAAACTGGATGAGCTTTCTGGAAGATGTTGATAAAGAGATCGAGAAAAGAAAAACAGAGGGCGAATAACCCTCTTTTATATGGCAGTGTGTCCGAGTGGTTTAAGGAAATAGTCTCACAAATTAGAATTTTATCATTCGCGCCAAGGACAATTGATTTGAAATTTAATAGAAAGGGGTTAGCAATTGCGCTAATAACAGGTGGTTAATGAATGAAGTATGTAAAGTGTGTGGCAAAAAACTTAAGCAAGGGAATTCGACGGGGTATTGCCATGATTGTCTAGTGAAACATCGGCAAGAAGAGAAATTAAAAAGTTGGCTATCAACTGGTAAAACAGGATATACAGTTGACACAACAATCAGAGGAGTTATTCGAAATTATATACTTGATGAACAAGAACATAAATGTGCTATTTGCGGTTTGCCAGATTGGTGGAATGGTGGGCAGTTGCATTTTATCTTGGACCATATAGATGGGGATGCGGGTAACTCTTCAAGAGGAAATTTAAGATTGATTTGCCCAAATTGTGATAGCCAACTTGATACATACAAGTCTCGAAATAAAAATTCTGCCAGAAGACTAAGAAAAGAATTTCTAAAAAATAATACAGCAAAAACAATTACATAATATACGGCTAGTTACCGAAGTGGTCATAACGGCCTGGACTTGAAATCCTGTGTGTCGGCTTGAATCCGGCGCGAGAGTTCGAATCTCTCACTAGCCGCCAATCCAGATTGAATTAGGAATCACTTATGGCGGAGAGTTAAATCCACCTACCCAGGAGACAAGATAATGCTTTCAATCGGCAAAAAGGCTTAGGTCTCTATTTTATATGGCCTGTTAGTCAAGAGGTGAAGACGCTGCCTTTTCACGGCGGAAACATCGGTTCGATTCCGGTACGGGTCATTTTTTGAAAATTAAATATTATGAGGTATCAAAATGAAAACAAGTGATTGGATCTCTGTAAAAACCTTCTTACCACCTAAAGAAGATAAGAAATGGGCTTCGAGTGATGTCGTTTGGGTTTATGACGAAGAATGTGGACAGCGCAAAGGTTATCTTGATGATGACAACCAGTGGTGTGATGCAAATGAATGCTGGTATTTAAATCATGTTACACATTGGATGCCTCTGCCGGATGACCCGCCAAAGGAGAAAAACGAATTATGAAAACAACGAAGAAAGATTGGATCTATCGTGTGATTCTTCTGATTCTGTTGGCGATTATCTGGGACATTGGCGCGGCTTTGACTTCGCCAATTTTTGTTCCCCAGAAAGGCGCTGTGTTTCGTGAATTCTTTCTGCTGATTCAGAACGGAACGATGTTGAAGGCGTTTCGATATTCATTGATTCGCATCACAGCAGCAGCTCTTCTGAGTGCCGGTGTCGCAGTTCCACTTGGTTGTCTGATGAAAATCTGTCATCCGATTCAAAACCTGTTGTATCCGGCGATTCGAGCGATGAGATTCCTACCGGTGACCGCTTTCTATCCACTGCTTACGATGTGGTTCGGAATTGGTGAGAAGATGAAAATCGCCTTCTTGTTTGTAGCCAGCTTCGTGTTTATGTTGCCAAGTGTATTGATTGCTTTGGATGATGTTTGCGATGACGTGATCGAGGCAGCTAGTATTGACGGGGCAGGGAAGTTTAACACGGTCACACGAATTATTCTTCCGATGGCAGCACCGTCCATCTGTCAATCCTTTGCTACAATGTACGCCATTGGTTGGACATATATCGCGGTAGCGGAAACGGTGAATGCAAAGTATGGTATCGGGTATCTGATCTATACTTCGTCTGCTCGTGGTCGCACAACGTTGGTATTTGTTGGAATTCTGGCGATTGTGATTTTCAGTATTCTATTTGACTGGATTACGAGCGTCTGTATCAAGAAGATTTTTAAGTGGAAATTTTCATAAGGAGGACATATGACACACGAAATCGAAATAGATGGCTGTCTGAACGTTCCAACCACTGTCAGTTTGAATGACGTTGTAGATGAATTCTTAGCATTTATAGAAAATCGCGGCTGGTATTTTGGTGGTGGCTTTAATGAATTTAAAGACGACCACTATGAATCAATAGATGTCAGAGAAGAAGATTAAAGAGGAGAAAATTATGGCAAAGAAAAGTTTTTTCGAGAAGCTCGGTCTTGTTGAGTCGGAAGTAACTTCTGAGTATGAAATGCCAGAAGTAGCAGACGTGAATGTTGGTGTCTCTTTTGGACCTAATATCGAACAGCCGACTCCTGTGCAGGCCGAAGTTCCGGAGGGTGACACGATTGACATCGGAGCTGTCTACGAAGCCAATAGTATGAATCCTGCCGACTCTGTTACTGTCTACAAAATCAAGGACGTGATTGATACATTCCCGTCTGAGATGCCAACCAAGACAAAGCGAGCAACAGTTAAGAACCTGATGATGACGCTGGGTTATGATGCGGTCGCAATTATGTCCGACGCAGAGCAGCGCAAAGAGCTTCTTCGGACGGTTGGTAATGACAAGATGAATGCGTTGTTTGACGAAATGAAGAGCAACGACCAGCAGATTGAATCCATGAAGGAACAGATTGAAGCGCTGACTAATCGCAACGTTGAAGCTGGTGCGGCAATTGAAAAGATCACCAATACAGTTCAGGACGAACTCAAGATGATTTCTTCTATTGAGGAATTTATCGAAGAGGATAAGACGGAGCCCGCCGGGAAGGAAGGTGCTCAGTAATGTTTTCTTTTACAATTCCTGAGTTTACGCTTATCTGTGTTGGTGTTGTTGCGGTTGGCAGTTTGATTCTATTTCCGTCATTCCGCCAGCAGATTAAAGCATTAACCGGTGGTTTCTTACAGGTTTTCGTGCAGGATACAGCCAAAACTCCAGATGGTGCCCGTGCTATCTATGCTCAGAAGATCGATGAGATGACAAAGAAATACACAGACGCCTGCAATACTCTGCGAGACCTGACTGGAAAGCTCAAGACGATTCAAGATAACTATGCTGTCTGTCAGAAGCAGGCAAAGACATATGATGAACAATCAAAGGCAGCCATGAGTCACGGCGATGTGGAATCTGCACGAACCTACGCTCGACTGTTACAGGAGGAAATCGATAAAGCTGAGAATCTGGCTGATCAGTTCCAGAAGATGAAGCCTGCTGCGGAAGAAGTCAAGGCAATCAAGGAAAAGCTTGAAAATCAGTTGGCAGCCCTGAAGCGTGAGAGCAAGGATGTTGTGGCTGAGTTAAAGGCGAACGAGCAGGTTGCTGATGTATATTCCAATCTGGACCGTCTGCGTGCATCTACCGGCACTGATAAAATGCTCAATGCTACTCGCGATGGACTTCAGGAGAGTCGTGAAAAGGCAGCGGGCGCAAAGGTTTTGTATCAGACCAGTCGAGAGGGAAAGCTGGACAGGGCGGACGCAAACACTGCTGATTATAAAGTGAGTTCGTATTTAGAGAGTCTGAAAAAGAGCAATCCGAATGTGGTTACATATAATATTCCTGACCTGAATGCGTTTTCTAAGTCGTCTGGATTGAATACTCAGTCCAAGAAATAAAATCAAAAAATTAAATAGGAGAGAATAACATGTCTAAGTTCAAATTGACTAAGGCTGGCCGCGCTGTTGTTGGCGTGGTGCTTGCTGTGGCTGTTGCTGTTGGTGTTGTTGGCGGCATTAAGGGCGGCGTGATCAAGTTCGATAAAAAGAAACCGACCACCTCAAAGCCGAGCACTTCTATCAGTACAGATAAGCCGTCTAATTCCGCTGGGGACGACACGATCAATCTGTCTCTGGATGAGTGGGCGGGCTGGCTGAGCTGCATTACGGCAAATGGTGGTCTTACTACTCAGCCCGGTTCTGTGTTTGATCAGCTTGGCATCAAGGTGAATATCAATGTCATCAACGATGCGACTGAGTCCAGTAACGCACTAATCTCTGGTGATCTGCAGGCCGCTGGTTATACTACGAATCGCGTAGCATTCCTGTCTCAGAAGTTTACTGACGCTGGTAAGAATGTCATCATGCCGATTTTTACCAACTACAGCTATGGCGGTGACGGTATCATCGCTTCTACTAAGTTCGCTGATGTGAATTCGTGGGTCAATGCCAAAATCGGTGTCCCTGAGTTCTCTGAGGCTGAGACTCTGGTTGCTTGGTTCGTTAATAATTCCAGTCTGTCTGATGCTGACAAGGCAACTATCATGAACAATCTGATTATGTTCGGCACCGCAGACGATACCGCTAAGGCATATTTCGCTGGTCAGATTGATGTTGCTGCAACATGGGAGCCCTATTTGACTCAGGCCAAGACTTACACCAATAGTACTGTCGTGTTTGATACGAAGTCATCCTCCTCTCTGGTTATGGATGGCATTGTGTTTGATGCAGATTGGGCAGCGGCTCATGAAGATACCGTTAAGAAGTTCGTTCAGGGCATTCTGATGTCTTATGACCAGCCTATCAATCACAATGCAGCTCGTGAAGTGTTCCCGATGTACTCTACTTCTTCTGATGCCGATATTGATGCGACTTATGCAAATGCTAAGATGGCAAGCTGGAAGGACAACTACAATATTCTGAATGATACTGCTCCGATGATTTATAACCAGATGTGCGACATTTGGGAGGGTCTTGGTGAAACCGTTAATCGTGATCTCGTAAATACGCTGTTTGATACTACATATATCGATGCGCTCAAGAGTGATTTCAAGTCTACTTCTGCTGCAAATGCTACTACGAAAGTAACTGTGAGCGATGAGACTCGTGCAAACATCACTCAGCAGGTCACTGGAAATCTGGACTATGATTCGATGCTGAGCAAGACTGCGAATGTAACTTTTGTGCCGGATTCTTCCGTGTTTACCGATCAGGCCAGCGCTGCTTCTGTTCTGAACGATTTCGTGAATATCGCTAAGACTCTGGATGGCACTATGATTGTTATCAACGGTAATATTAATGCGAATAACCAGACCGAGTTTGGCGTGCAGCTTTCTGCTAACCGTGCTCAGACCGTTGCAAATTATCTGGCATCTCAGGGTATTGATCAGAATCGACTAATTGTCACTGGTTCCGGCAATGCAAAGTATCAGGCTGATAAGGCGGCTGGCACTTTGAGTAGTGATGCAAGCGTGTATCAGTCCACGGATATCAGTTTCATGCGAATCGAGAACTGAGGTGATTCAGATTGATCTGGATTGAAATCAGTAAAGCAATTTGGATTGTGGGCGGATTGATGTTAGCTTCTTTTGCGGCTGGCTATCTCTTCCATGGTCCAACTCCTAAGATTTAAAACTCCCGGCGGTGCTCAGGTAGCACTGGGTGCCGCCTTATATAATGCGTTGTAGCCAAGCGGTAAAGGCCGGGAGCTTTGACCTCCCTATCGTGTGTTCAACTCACACCAGCGCAACCAGAAAATATATATTAAAATGGAAGGAGAAAGCCAAATGACATCTCCAAAAGATTTAGAAGTTGCATTATTGGATTTTATTAATGAATGCACAACGAACGAAGATAGTTGCGACGACTGTATGTATCGCGAATTTTGCATTAGATTCTATACTCCACACTGCGACTCCCCAAATGAGTGGGAGATTTTAGAAAAGTCAGGAGGTATTCCATGCTAACAGTAGAACAAATCAAGTCTATCTATAAAGAACTCGTAGCTGTTTGCGTTGAAAGAAGCGGAAACGGACTAGACTGTTCTGGATGCAAATACGAAAACAACTGTGATGATATATTGAAAGAGGTGTTTAAACTTGAGTGTTTACATGACAGGTGATATTCATGGTAATCCAAGTCGGTTTTATGATTTGAAATATTTCTGTCTCGACCATCCTGACATTGAATGGGTTGTATGTTTGGGTGATGTGGGTCTGAATTACTATGGCAAGGATTATCCAAGAGAAATGTTCATCAAAAATGTTGCCGATTCAATTCCTGCAAAACTGTTTTGTATCCACGGCAACCATGAACGTCGGCCGAGTGAGACAGAAGGGTATCAAGAAATCGAAGTTACAGATGGTGCAATTCGTGGTCCGATGCTGTGGAGTCACGAGCATCCTAACCAGTATTTTGCGATTGATGGTGCGATTTATGTAATTCAAACATCGGAACGAACATTGAATGCGCTTGTTTGCGGTGGCGCTTATTCGGTTGACAAATATTACCGATTGCAACGCGGTTGGAATTGGTGGCCAGATGAGCAGCCAAGCGAACTTACAAAAGGTCTCGTGCGTCTTATGGCAACCAGATATCCAATTGATATTATGTTGACCCATACTTGCCCGCTGCGGTTTGAACCTAAAGAACTGTTCTTGAACGGCATTGATCAGAGTACGGTCGATACATCAACAGAAGAGTTTTTTGATGACCTTTATGAGCAATTCCCGGCGGATCATAAGCCGATGTGGTATTTTGGCCACTTTCATGGAGATAAATACACTGACGATTATGTGATGTTGTATCGAGACATCATAGAACTGAAGTGAGTTTATAAATAAAAAAGGAAAGGGGAACAGAGATGCTGTATGGACGAGCTTCTCCCAATTTGATGCGATAATAAGCGAAAATCAAATTAGATAGGAGAAATAATATGCTTTGCAATTTTTGTGGTAAGACGCTGGACCCCTGCGATGAAGCAAATCTGGGTGATTTGACTGTACGGTTCTTTTATGGAAGCAAACGCGACGGAGACCGGATGAAGTTTTCCATGTGTTCTGATTGTGTTGATAAGCTAACGGACGAATTTATTGCCCGTTGTAAGCATAAGCCGACAATTGAAGCAGGTGGCATCCCTAATAGTAGTATCCCTGTCTGGGAGTCTAAAACCACTGAAGAAATCGATTACTAATGTTGATATACATAGGAGGTACATATGGCAGAGAAGAACATTTACCCTCGTTTTAATTTTTGTGGTGATATCGTCATTCCGAAGCGGAACAACCCTTGGGTAAAGCGCGATACTTATAACAACTCTGAAAAGATTAGCCTGAATATGGGCATCAAGAACGGCATGAATTGCGTTTATGTGTCTGCTCAGGGTTTCAAGAACGACACTATTAAGACCAAGAATATCGATAACGAGGATATCGAGATTGATTGGGAGGATCGTTTCGATAAGGATACTGTCGATATGGTGTCCAGTATGCGAAAGTATGTTGTAAATCTCGGCGAGCGCAAGGAGTTCATTACCGCATGGGATATGATCGAGTATCTGGAATCTGCCCTGACTGGTTATGCTGAGCCGATCGTTGTGGCTGGTATTTACAAGCTGCGTCCAGGCACAGGCGCATACAAGGATCGCATTTTTGAGGAGTTCCAGATTCAGAATGTGTATGCAGCAGTTGACGGCAAAGACACTCCGCATCTAACTATGAATCTGGATCTGTATTACGACAAGAACAGTATCGATCGTTCCGAGGAGAAGTCTGAAGGTAAGATCTTCATGAATTGCTACACTCCGATGTGGTCGGCCGCTGATGCCGCTCAGAAGATGTTCCCTGTGAGCACCGTGTTTAACACTTCTGTTTTGGATATGAGCAAGGAGAAGCACAAGCGGATTTACGACCTGAAGATGCGCTACCTCGAAACCAAGTCCAAGAATCCCGTTCATATGAACTGGGCAATCGGTGTTGTGAATGGCGCAGAAGAGAAGGAATTCGATGAGAGCTGCCTGACTGATGTCCAGCGTGAGTTCATTGAGACTGGCCTGAATAAATTGGAGGATTTTAAGCCGCGTGGGAATATCTACGGCGAGAAGGTTCACGAGCTGCGTCTGATCAAACCGTTGGTTAAGGATGAATTCAAGGAGTGCATGACTGCTGCAGACTCCGACATGACCGCTCGCGAGTTTGAGGACATGATTTATTCTCCGTCTGAAGATGAAACCGTTGACGACATGGTAAAGAGTTCCTATAAGAAGTCCGCAGCAAAGACTGTTAAGCCTGCTAAGGTGGAAGAGGAAGAGGACGACGGTATTGATACTCTGTTCTAATTTTTTTACCCATACAAACAGGACTTAAAAATACTTATATAAGGAGAATACATAATGGCGCGTAAATTTGGTAAGAAAACTGAAATTAGTTTGAATCCTCTTGATTATAGTATCTATTTGATGGGCGAGGGCGGCATTGGCAAAACTACGCTAGTTAAACAGGTTTGTGAAAAAATGGTTGGCGATGATGGCTATATCTTTTTGACCTGTGGTAAAGAAGCAGATCAGGCCACTATTGAAGGTATCGTTCAGGAAGCCGTGTGGGATTGGGAACATTTCGATGAAGTCACTATGGATATCATTGAAAATCGATTCACGGATTATAGTGATTTGAAGGTTGTTGTTATTGATACCATCGATGAACTGATGCGAATGGCCGAAGATGAGACAATTCGAATTTGGAACCGTGAGAATCCTGATAAGCGCACAAAGTCTTTTAAGGCAACTTTCTCTGGATTTAACGGCCCCACTGATAAAGCAACCGAATTAGTTACGAATCGTCTGTGGGAACTGAAGCGTGTAGGTATCAGCCCTATCATTATTGGTCATACAAAGAAGACCGATATTACTGATCCTGTTACGCTGGCAAGTTACTCCATGTTGTCTACTAATATGGACAAGCGGTATTTCAATGCACTGAAAAACAAGGTCGATGTCGTTGGTGTCGCATATATTGATCGCGATATCGATAAGGTAAAAACCGGTCGTAAGAATGTTGTCAATGGCAAAGAGGAAATTATCGGCAAGGTTAAGTCCGAGCGTCGTGTGATTTGCTTCCGCGATGACAACTTCTCTGTGGACTCCAAGAGTCGTTTCGCTGATATTGTTGACCGTATTCCTCTGGACGCAGATGAGTTCATCAAGGCTCTGACCGATGCAATCAAGGCAGAACATGATAAGGGCGGTCGTTCTTATGAAGCAGATCTGAAGAAGCAGGCAGCAGAGAAGAAGAAAGTTGAGTCGGTACAGGCCGAGCGTGTAAAGCAGTATGTCGGAGCAGCTCAGGATGAAGAGGATGAACAGTATCGCGCCGAGTGGATTAGTGCAATTCAGAATAACTATAAGAGCGCATCTGATGATGTAAAAGCGAAGGTTGCTGAAGTGCGTAACAACATCGGCAAGAAGTTCTTAGATCCGGAGTTCCCGATTGCAGAACTGAAGAAAGTTTATTCTTTGATCGTATAAACATAACTTAAATATATAACAGCAGGGTGGGTTGGTGGGAATTTATTATGAGGAGTAAATATGGCTAAGCCGGTAATGGTTACATGTATGGCCACAGGCGTCAAAGGCCCAAGAGATCAGTATTATAAAGCGCCTAACAAACGGTATTTTCAGTCTGAAGCGGTTTATCAAGCGTGGCTGGCTGGTCGTAGAAAAGAAAAAGCTCTGAAGAACAAGCCGAAACATTATGACAAGCCGGGCAGAACTCCTGAATCGTACAAGAAACTCTGTGATACCATTGCAGATTTCCTTGGTTATGAGCGAGGTGGAGCACAGCCGATGCCGACGATTGTGTTTCGACGACTAAAAGAACTTGATTTTTACTCAGACGAAATTATTCAGCAAACATTGGATGAAAGTGCAGATGCAGTTCAGTGGGCGATGCAGAATAAAAACTTCGAAGATGATGCTGGCGCGGCGAGTTATTTGATGGCAATTGTTCGCAATAAAATCAAAGGCGTATATGATCGCGAGAAAAACAAAACAAGGAAGACCGCAAGAGAAGATTCTAGACCGGATCTCGATACAATGGTTGACCTGTCAAATATTGGAACAGTACATAAAGGAAATGATGTTAGCAGCTTGCTAGGAGGTGACGATTTATGGATTTGAACAAAGCTATTGCGAGAATCGAAGAAAATCGAGTACGTGCCGAAGCAAGCTTTGTTTTTTGTTTGTGGAAAGATCCTCAGCGATACGATGATTATAAAAACGTCAATGAGGGAACGGATAAGACTCTGATTTGTGAAGATCAGGTGTTTTATTTCATGATTGGACGTGGCATTCGTCGGCAAGGGTTTGCGAACATTGACAACATCACGCTTGACACATATCTGGCCGACAAGCCCTCTCTCCGTAAGCATTATGAGGAATTAAATGGCTGGCGTGCCTGTGTAGCTATGATGGATTTGGTTGATCCTGAAAACACGGATAGCTATTACAACCAGATCTCTAAGATGAATACGCTCAAAATCTTGGCGACCAAGTATGACGAACTGCTTAGTCATCCAGAGCGGTTTGATGATGCAACAAATGAAGATGTGTATAACACTTTTGAGTTGCTCAATAATCAGGCGGCACTTATTACAGGACAGGATTCCAAGGTTGAGGATTTGGTCGTCGATGAAAAATATTTGCAGCAATGTAATGAAGGACAAGACCAAGGAATTAGTTATGCGGCTGGCGCTCCTATTTTGAATTATCTGACACTTGGTGCACCCGTGGGAGATATGTATATGCTTGCCGGGCATAGCGGCGCGGGCAAGTCGAGCCTGATATTTGAATTGATGGTACTTCCGTTCGCTGAACAGGGAAATCAGGTGGCTATAATTTCAAACGAAATGATGTCAAAAGCATATAAAAATATGTTGCTTGTCCATATTCTTACGAAAGATTTGAATTATTGGAAAATCACACGTAAGAAATTAAAAATAGGGCATTTTAATGAAGAAGAATGGAAGATGCTTCGTAAAGCCGCACAAATCACAAAAGAAAAATACTCCAATATTCGTTTCATAAAAATGTTCGAAAACGACACTGGAAAACTATTGAAACACATAAAACGACTGGCAAGAACAGGAACGAAAGTCGTTGTGTACGATACGCTCAAAAGTGATGACAGTGTAGATGATAACATGTGGCAAGCATTGCTTATGAACAGTCGTCGTATTTTCAATGTGGTCAATAAAGAGCAAATCGCATTTGTCAGTACTTTTCAGCTTGCATTACATACAACAAACCAGCGGTGGCTTGATGCTTCTTGCTTATCTAATTCAAAACAGATTAAAGAAGTTATTAGCGAGCTCGTGATGGTTCGTAGACTTTGGCAGGATGAATATACTGGTGAAAAGTTCGATTGTGATCCGTACTATCGTTCGAAGGAAAACCCCAAAATCAAGGTTCCGATTGTGCTTGACAAAGACAAAACATATGTTGTCGCATTTTTGAATAAAACGAGAAACGATGAAGATGGACAAACAATCCTTTTTCAGTTTGATGGCGCATGGAACTGCTGGCGAGAGCTGGGGTATTGCACCATTATAAACGATCATGGCCAGTATGATAGGAGATAAATAAAGAAGGGAGGACTCGGTATGAATGGATGTAAACGCTTTGCAGTCTAAGCTTGAAAATCAGCCAGACAGAATCATCCAAATTCTTGAAGCTCTTGGCTTTGAAAATATCAAGTTCAATCCTCAAAAAAACAATCTGAGATTTGCTCGCGAAGAACAGAGAAATCCAACCAGCTGTCTTGTGGATTGCGCAACGTTACGATTCTTTGTCTTTTCTACGAATCAAAAAGGAAACATATTCAGCCTGATTATGGATGTCAAACGATGTTCATTTCCTGATGCGTTGAAGTTCGCCGCAATTAAAGCCGGTTTGTCGTTGGAAGAGTTAAATATTAAAACTCGCTGGCCATTTGGTGGTTTCTTTTTAAAACTGTTGCCGAATTACGAAGAAGAAATGGAAGACTTGGAAACATATCCGGAAGAGATTTTGGAACCGTATGCAAATAAGTTCAGTATTCAATTCGTCAAAGACGGCATCAGTTTGAGAACACAAGAAAAATTCGGTATTGGATATGATGTTGACTCAAATAGAATCACAATCCCAGAGCGTGCGATAGATGGTTCATTGGTCGGCATTATGGGACGTGCTAATTATGAATGCGATCACGATAAACGATGGTTTCCATTGATATCTTGCCCACGAAGCAAGACATTGTTTGGGTACGGCGAAAATTATCGGCGCATTCAAGAAACCCAAAATCTGGTTCTGTTTGAATCTGAAAAGGCGGTTCAGCAATGTGATTCATTCGGCAGTAATATCGCTCTTGCAACGTGTGGCTGTCATGTGTCAGAAACTCAAGCAAAATACATAAAACGACTTCTTCCAAAGAAAATTATTCTGGCTTACGATGAAGGACTTGAAGAAGAACATCTGGTCAATGAGTGCAAAAAGCTAATCGTGAATAACCCGATCCTGAAAACAAAGGTCGGATATGTATGGCCTGATGGGTTGATTCCAGAAGGGTCTAAAAAGAACGTTGCAGACCTCGGACGCGAAGCTTATCAAGAAGGATTAACAAAATATGTGAAATGGGTAGAGGAGTGATGTAAATGGGTCAAAGAGTCGTTGCCCCAGAACTACAGGCGTTGTACGACAAAGGGGCGCAAGTGTACAGCTATTCAAAGCTCGGCACGATTCATGATTGTCCGTATAATGCGTATCTTACATATATCGAAAAGCGCGAACAGTGCCAGAACGTATATTCCTATCTCGGCGGAACCTGCCACGACGTACTAGAAGGAATCATTGAGGGTAAGAACACAGAAGCAGATATTAAATCAGCACTTCAAAATGCCTTAGATGAGCTTGATATGCTTGGTATTGATTTTCCAAAAACGCGAGATGGCGGCAATGGTATTAGAGATCGCTGGGTTGGCAATATGATGTGCATGGCTCGTGATTATATCAGTCCAAAAGGTAAGTTCGAGGTTGAGAAGCTACTGATTCTTAAACTGAGAGAAGATAGATATTTACAAGGCTACGCTGATTTGATTCGTGCTTTGCCGGATGGTCGGCTACAAGTGCTAGATATCAAGACGTCGAGTCAATTCCAAGACAAAGATCTTCTTCATTATGGTCGGCAGTTAGTTGCTTATACTTTGGCACTGGAACAGGCCGGATTTACAGTGGCTGGAGCGGCTTGGATCATGGTGAAATACTGTAAGATCGTTTATGAAGTTGGTTCTGGCAGACGAGCAAAACTAACTGAAAAAGTACTCGATAGATGCAAGGTGGGCTACACTCTGCGGGCTACAGTTCGTTCCAAGATGAAAGCAGCAGGATACGACAGCGACGAAATTGAAAGTGCAACACAGGCATTTATTGAATCAAACGACATCAATGATTTGCCAGAAGATATCCGCTGCCAGTTCAAATTGACTACATATGTTCGCCCGTATCACATCACAGACGAACTGCGCAAGGAATGCATTGACTACATAAACGAAACGGCGGACGAGTTTGAGGAACGAAAGCAAACAGGTGAATGGCCTGCGCGTGAGATTGAAGAGAAGAACGGCAATCCGAACTTCTTCTGTACAAATCTGTGTGGACATCGTAAAACCTGTGAACCGCTACGAGATTGTATCAATAAGAAGCCGTTTTATGCAACAAAAGATCCGAGCGACGCAGCGATGAATGAATTGTTTTAAGGAGGAGTTATGGAGCAAAACTACTGCGTATATCATATCCACGACGATAAAGGTTCGCTCCTTGATTCTTGTACAAAATGGGAAGATTATGTTGATCTCGCTGCTTCTTACGGAATGAAAGCAATCGCCTCTACCAACCATGGTTACAACCTTAACTGGACTGAAAAAAAGCAGTATGCAGAAAAGAAGGGGCTGAAGTTTATCGTTGGTTGCGAGGTTTATCTTACTTCTGATATGTATCACTATCCAGAGATTCCAGACGAGGTTTATGAGTCTTATCAGGGATGGGACCCGCAGGAAGCACAAGAGGAAATCGGTAAAATGATGG